TCAACACCATGGCCTGCGCCGCCCTTCCCAGCGCCGCGCGACGCCTTCCTTCACCAACTCCTCGCCAATGGATTGATCCCCGCGCTCGATCAGCCGCAGCTTGCGGCCATACTGATCTTCATCACGATCGATAGCCCTGAGTTCGAATGGACCGTCGTTCAGTAGATCCTGCAGCCGCAAGGTCGCCGCATCGCCGAGATCCTGCTCGCCAGCACAGCGTGCCGGATGGATTTCTGGAGCATCGATATCGGCGATGCGGATCTTCACGCCATCCATCCAGAACGTATCGCCGTCGACGACGCAATTGACGCGCCGCTCATCGCCGCAGATCGAAAAACGCGGTATGGCCTCCGTAGCGCCAAGGTTTGACCACGCCAGCACCATCCCGACAAACATCATGCAGTAAACCACGAATCGCATCCTCAAACAGGCTCCCTTGACTTCAGGCCACACCAGAACATAGTTGGAACATCAGAGCGGCTTTCACAGAAAAAATCTATGGAGGCTATAATGCGTTTTCTACCCATCAAAGATTGGTCCCCTGGCTATCTGTATGTCTGCCCGCGGCATGTCGATATTCGCGTGAGATGCGAGACGTGCGGGATAGAGAAGGATTTCGATCGGGACACGCTGCCGATAGCCTTATATCGTGCCGAGGTAGAGGATATCGAACGCCGGCTGAAATGCGCGTGCGGGGAGAAGAAGGCCAGACTGCTGTTCGGGCATCTTGAGGCCGCAGCGACAGATGAAAAAGGATGAAGGGGCGTTATGAGCGAACAACAAGATCGACCAAGGGAGCTAGTTCATTTCGAGCATTGGTGCGAAGAGCCCGGCTGCAAGGCATGGGGCGGGTGGGGCTATGATATCGGCAAGGGCGACGCCCGCTGGTATTGCTACGAGCATAAGTGGGAGGAATATCCGCAGCCGAAGGGTGGTCAACGGTTTTAAGGCCTGACGACCGGCGTCCGAAAAAGCGTCTTGTCGGGCCTGCCCTGGTTATCCTCGAACTTTGAACTCAGCACCTGCACCTGCGTGCTGACCTTATTGATGCTGTCGATCGCCGTATCCAGCTTGCCGCCGATCGACTCGGCGACCCGATCGATGCGAGCGTTCGTGAGTTCGATCGCCTTCTTGTTTTCGGCGCCAGCCTCAAGCGCCCTGGTCGTCTGAAACGACAGGGGCGCGATCTGCGAGACCTGCTGAGCGGTCGCATCCAGCGCCTTCTGCGTCCGGTCCTGCGAACTGCGGAGATCGGCGATATCCCGATTGAGGGATACCCACACGCCGCCGATGATGAAGGCATTGACGAGCGCTCCGCCGATGATGGCGATGAAATGCGCCGGATTGATCTCTGGCTTTTTGACCGATATTTGCATGGCATCCTCGCTCATTTCGTTTCAAAGGCCTTTCGGGTATCGGTATGGAATGCTGGACTTTCGATGGAACTTAGCGCTTGACATTAGGTACAATGTACCTCATATTGATCATGTCGAAAGGGCAAAGGGTGCCCGCCAAAAGATGGAGAAACGACAATGACGCCAGCATCCGAAAAGCAGATTGCATATGTTGAAGCCCTTCTCACGAAGCTTCAGAACAAGAAGATCGTTGCTGGCCGTTATGGAACGGTCGAGAATCTGGCCAAAATGCGTGACGACCACGTTGCCCGTTATCAGGCGCTATTGGCAGAAGGCCTGACGAAGGTCGGCGCATCGAATGCCATCAACCAACTCACCATCCTTGCTCGCTAAGGAAGAAATCGATGTCGATCTCACTTCCTATCTGGGGCCCGCCTGAATTCGGCAATCAGGGAATTGGGTCAACCGCCGATGAAGTTGAAGCAATAGCGGCTTTGAACAGAGCGTTAGGCTTCAAAGTATCTACAGTCCGTAAGGGCTGGGAATTTGAAGAGAGTGACGGTAGCCCGTCCCCCAATAAGGCGAACCGCTTCGGATGGTTCGTCGTTGATTGGGATGCGGATGGCTACCGAGAATACAGCAATGAAGCGCTTCGTAAGCGCCTTGAAGAAAAGCGCCTCCATATCCCAGCAAACACGTTCGACCCTTCCTCTATCGCTGGAGCAATGACCCCTGAGAGGAAGAAATCGAAAAAGCGGCTCGTCTCCATAGCGAGCGCGCTTTCAGGAACGCCAGACGCGAAAGAAGCACTCCGGATCGCCAACGAATACGACGGTTCGTCTCCACCAGACGGCCGGTTGAAGAAGCTCAAGAAACTCGCTGTCGCAAATGGGGTATGGGAAGAAGGACTTGGCCTGGAGTAAACCCGCCACAAGACCTGAGCCCTGCAGCGGGTGATTTGGTGGCACCAAGGTCTTATTAACGGAGACGGATTGAACCGCGACCGCAACACACACACCGAGCATCCTCAACGGATTTTTATTATCAGAGGCTTCCCGCAACCGCAACTCATCGCTACTTCGTTACGATCAACAATCGTCACTGTAATGAGCGGCTATAGAGGGCGCAAGTATGACTCCAGAAGAACTCAAATCAGCCCGCCACGCTCTCGGTCTCAGCGCCAACGGTCTCGCCAAATTTGTGCATTTGTCAGATGGCGCGCATGTGCGGAAAATCGAGAATGGCAGCCGCCCGATCTCCGGGCCACTGGAAGTGCTGATGGAAGCCATCATGGCCAGCAGCGATGTGCGCCGGCATTTCGGCCTCTCCTTGCCGGACGATCCCGCATCAAAGTCAGAGCAATCAATGCGGGATTGACATAAGGCCGGCGGCGATTGCACATGCGAGCGTGCCGGCAGAGAGCAGGAAGAGGACAAGGAAGACAGCAGGGCTCATGGCTTGGCCTCAAAGGCGCGCTTCGTCTCGCCGTAGAACAAGGCGCACCGATCCACGCGAGAATTGGCCCGGTTCAGAGCGGCGCGCTCTTTCACAAGGATGGAGCGAAGCTCGGCGCCGACCGCGATTGCGGCATGGGACTCGTGCGCTGCGCAGTCTGCCGGCAGGTCGGGGAGATTGATCCCGGCCGATATCCTGCCCTGTTCCGCAGCCGCGCTCTTCAGCCGCTCAGTGCTTGAGCAGCCAGCTACGGTCAGCATCGTTAATAAGACACTGACGATTGGCCTCGGCGAGACGTTTCTCATATTCGAAGAGCTCCAGATCGGTTTGCGCATCTGTGGCGCGCTGGGCGGCTTCGTCAGCGGCCTGGCGCTTGGCGACTTCGGACAGGGCTTGCGAGGCCGCATTGCGTTGCCGCTCCATCTCCGCGGCTTTGGCTTCGGCTGTCGTCTTCTCAGCGATGGCTACGTATCCAGCCAGGACGCCCTTGTCGTGCTCATGGAGCCAGAGCTTGAAGCCGACCAACAGCGCTACGATGACCAGAAGACCGCCAGCGAACTTACCTATGGGGGAGATAAGGAAGGCCAGCATCAGAGATCGGCCTCGCAATAATCCCGCTCCTTCTGCCGCCGACGCGTCAGACCGGGGAAGACGACGCCCGCCGCCCGGTTATATTTGAGCAAGGATTCGCATCCGGCCTTTGTCTGCCCTGCGTTGATCAGTCCGACGACACTGGATTTGCACGCGCCCTTCACGCCGATATTGTAGGCGAACGAGATCAAGGCGACATAGCGCTTGTCGGGGAGCGGCACCTTCACGCATTGGTCAATGCCTGTGGCATAGGTCTGCAGAGATCCCTCCAGCATCGCCTTGCATTCGGCGACGGAATATTGATCACCACGCTTGACGCCGCTTGTTTCGCCGTAACAGACGGTCCAAGGCGGCCCCTTGGTCGCGGGATCGGGGTAGGCCGTCTGACGAAGACCCTCGAAGCCGCCGACAAGCGCAACGGCCATGGCGGCGGCAGTGCTGCCCTTTCGAAGCTTACTCATCGCCAGACACCTTCTGTTGCGCGATCAGGCGAGCGCCCCAGGCTGCGGCACCTGCGAATGAACCGGCGGCGGTCAGCCAGATTGGGTTGAATGGGAGAAAATCCTTGAGGCCATCGGAGGCGTCCGCGAGGAATTGCAGAATGCCGACGACAATGCTCACCTCGATCAGGCGCAGCGACGAAGAATGACGCAGCACCCGACCCGCATTCGGGACGAGTTTCGGTTTCATGGGATGTCCTGATTTAAGAATTGGTGATGACTAGAAAAGCTCAGAAATGAAATACATCTCTTGAGCACCGCTGATCGGCTATTGCAATTTCCGATAGTGTGATTATCGTTCGGGAATGTCTACCGTTTTAGATATCCCCAAGGCTGAAAAGCCGCTTCTCTCCGGCTCATCCATCGTAACCGTGGAACGCCCCGTACACCTCGCCCATATGCGTTGCGTCGGGCGCGTAACCGTGGGCGCCTATTCCTATGGCAATGTGGATACCATCACTTACGACGCTGACATTGGCCGCTTCAGCTCGATCGGTCATCGCGTGATCATCGGTCCAATCGAGCATCCAACAGACTGGCTTTCATCAAGTGGTTTTTCCTGGGGCGATACCGTTTTTGAACCATATGGCGGCTATAGGGCGATGGTTTCGTCTGAACGCTTTCCGGCCAACTCGGCACGGACAAGCATCGGCAACGATGTTTGGATCGGAGCCGGCGCCATAATTAAGCGTGGCGTCACGATTGGCAACGGCGCGATCATCGGCGCCGGCGCCGTCGTCACCAAGGACATCCCGCCATATGCGATTTATGCCGGAGCGCCGGCGAAAATCATCCGGCCTCGCTTCAATGAAGCGACGATAGCACGGCTCCAAAATCTCCAGTGGTGGAACTATGTCCTCGATCGCGAAGCCCTAGCTAACCCACGGTACTCGAAGGTTGAAGACTCCATTAGCGTTATCGAAGACGCCGTAGCGGCGGGCAAAATAGATCGCCTGCGGCCACAACAGGCGACGATCACAACGAACGGGGCAAATCAGGTGATCTCTCTATAATACGAGGCGAACTCGTCAGCGCTGACAATTCTCAGTTCGCCGTCGCCGTCACGAATTACCCAATCCGTGGGGGCGCAGCGATGCCACCCGAGAGGCGTACCGATATAGATTGAATCGGAATATGCCACCGACCCCCATACGGCCCCCTTGACGAAGTTTTCAAGATTCCAATCGGGATTGCCGATGTGAGGCAATGTCACTATATGCGAGACCTCAGGAAGCCAATCCGGCCGATCTTCATCACCCCCAAACTGCCAGACCTCAACGGGGTGGCCTTCTTCGCTGACCATTCCTTTTTCGGTCGAGAAAACCCTGATGCTCTTATATGTCGTCATTGGACACCTATGAATGTTAGACGGTTGCTATGGCGGCAGAGCCGCCGGATGTGCCATTGCCCGCGCTGGAGAACTTCATTCTTCCCGTCACCGTCGTGCTCGAAGTGGCTGTGATTTCGAGATATCCGAAACCGGGACGCGTGGTGCCGTTGGTGACATAATTCCACCCCACTTCATTCGTCTGGGGCGTGCGCCACATGTTGTGCGTCCACGTCAGCGCGATCTCTGATGTGGCGTTCGTCGGATCGATGGAGACAGCCCCATTGAACGTGGGGAATTTTGACGAGGTTCCGTCATTCGTGTTGAAGCCACATTGTTTCAACGATGTGAAAGCCGGAGAAGAAGCCAGATCAATGGCGACGATCCCAGGATAAGTCGTCGCATTACCCTCGATCCGTCCTCGAGAAATTACGATGTCCCCGGTGCTATCGTTTCTCCATCCGACCTGATTGTCGACCAACATGACAGTGCCGATATAGATGTTTGCAGCGCCGCTCTTTGTCCACAATGATCGAGACGCATTTCCATCCTGAGCGGTACCCCGCAAATCGTGGATATACATCTGATTGATTGTAACATGATCGACGTTCGTGTCGACGACAACGCCGTGGCCAGCAACGCCGCCATGGATCGTGATCGTCCCGAATTGCGTTTTGTCAGATCCGATCAGCAGCTTCGTAGAGCCCGCATTCCCGGTCGACCCGCGATTCTCGTATTCAGAAATCATGAGGAGATCGGTCGTCAACAAGTCAAAATCAGGCAGCGCGCCGCTTCCGAAGTTCTGGTTTCGGACATTGACCTTGTTGAATTGCCCGAGCACCTGGCCACGGACCTTGATCCCGCCTAAGGAGCCTTCCGAAGTGAGATTATCGGTTCGGACGCGTTGGAACACGTTACCTTCGAACCGAATGCCGTAGCCGTTCTTGTGGGTATGGCTATGGATAAACCCGATTTCACAGCCGGCGACGGCGCTATTGCTCGCCTGATCCGCAAAAACGATCCCGGATATGCTCTCGGAAGGGAACATGAGTGAATTGCGCAGCGTCCCATAGAGGGTTTCGTCCGGATAGAAGCAAAGCTCGGCGGTCACGTCGTCGATCAGAATATCGCCAGGCCCACGGAAAACAAACCCATCGTAAGAGCAATCACTGACAACCAAATCCGTGATGCTGCCTTGTTGATCGTTGAGGGCATTATAATACCAGTTCGCCGGCGACGGAGAAGACGGATTACCGCACTCGGAGTAGAAGCCTATGCCGGCGCAATATTGAACAGCCACGTCCTCTACGATATATCGGCGCCCATAGAGACGGATACCAAATCCATCCCAGACGACAGATCCGACGCCGGCGAAGCGCGTTCCGGACACCCCGCCGTAGTTGACCTGGCGGTTACCGTCCACGGTGAAGCCCCTAAGCGAAAATCCCCAGGTCATGCCGGCATCGGTGACGAATTTCGCAGCGGTGCCCGTGAGGATGCTGAAATTATAGGTCTCGAGAACGCCGATGTCGGCGCCATCCTTGGCCTTCAAAAAGCTCTGGCTTTTTCCATGGCCGCAGAGGACGGACTGGGCATAGACATGAATCGTCTGCGCCGTATAGAGCGTTCCGATCGGCAGAATACAGGGTATGCCGACGATCGAACCGAGATCGATCGCCGCCTGCAGCATGGGGCCGCTGTCAAACGTAGCACTATTAAGCCGGGCGCCGATCTGCAGCGGCGAGATGATCGGGTCGGAAAACACCCAATACCCGCCATTCGTTGCATCGATAGTCCCATCCGGCATATAGCGATCCGCCGACCGGAAATACGAGAGCGCCGGATAAGCAGCGAGATCCGCAAGGCTGATCCGCTTATATTTCGCGCCCTCGACCCGAACCATAGCCGTCAGGTCGTAAAACTGTGTCCGCAAGCTCTTGTTTCTGGCGGGGATGATAGCGGCCATTGCCGTCGCAATATCCGCAAAGATGGCACCGACTTGCATGATGTTCTGCGCCAGCGCGAGATCAGCGAGATCGGTCAAGTTCTGCGCCGCCTGCAAGGCGCCGTCGGCGAGATCGCCCTGCTCACTCGTTGCAAAATCCGCTACATCGCTGTGTGCCGCACTGCCGACATCATCAGGCTGTAGCGCGGTGTCTGCGAGGGCACCCTGTTCTGTCGATGCCGTGCCGGCACTGATCAGGCTGGCCTTCAGAATAGCGGCATCGACGCCCGGCCCGTTCAGATAATCGACGAGCCGTTTCGTGGTCAGTTCCGGCATGGCGCAAATGCTCCATCATGGCCTTAGGAAAGGCCGCGCAAAAGGAATGAAATCGTTTTTCGCTGAGTGGTTGGTAGCGTCAGGCCGGCCAGGAGATGGCGGCATAAGCCACATTGGCGGCATCAGCATCCGCGGCGGCGGTAATCTGTGCCTTCGCCCCCAGCCGCACGGCCTCGATGGCGCTGCCGATCGCCTGCCATTGCCGGAAGGCGGCATCGACGATGGCTGCGACGCCGGCGATATCCTCGGCGGTGATCCCGACCTCGGCGCTGAGCAGCGGATAATCGGCAGCGTCCGGGTCGGTCGCAGCGAGATAGCGCGAGGCCTCGGCCGCCTTCTGCTGATAGGTCATCGACTGCCCGACGCCGGGCGTGATGTATTTGAGACGTTCGGCCTCGGCCTCCGCATCCACCAGGCTGCGCAGGCGATCCTTGAGCTGCGCCAAGGTTTCGGTAGCCGGCTGCAGCGCCGCGTCGCATTCCGCCTGATATTGCTCCAGGGTCAGCTCCGCGGCGCCCGCCGGCAAGACGTAGCCTTCGCCAAAGCTCACCGCATCGTTGAGCGTCTGCTTGAAATAGATCATGGGATGGGCCTCACTCGTGAAGGGCGAAAATCAGCGGGTCCATGACGTTCACCGGACCAATGGCAGTTTCCTTGAGGACCAGGAGCTGGACCGTGTAGGTCTTTGTCGGATCGAGACCCGTGAACCGGGCGCGCAGACTGATCGGCGTCTGAAAGCTGTTCATGTTGACGCAGCCGAGATAGTCGCTGGTCTCGACGATGGTCGCCCCATCAAGCAAGCGCAATTTGCCCGACATATTGACCAGGGATGCCCCGGTATTTTTGAAGGCACAATAGGATGTGCAATCCAGATAGCGCGTGCCGGTGACCGTAATCGTCTGGGCCGCCGTCAGCGTGTTCACCGCAAGATCCGCCAGCGCGATATTCGGCGTGAAGGCCCGCGTCATCCGCGCCGCCTTCGGCGTCATCCGCGTGAAATAATAGACCGGGTTGAGCAGCAGAAATCTGCCGCCGTAATAAAGCAGATCCATCGCCTGGCCGATCTGCCCCTCGCCGGCCGCCGTCAGCGTGCCGTCGAGATAGCCGATCTGCACGACCCCGAGACCGTTGACATTGATCGTCATGCTGTCCGTGCTCGGGCCCGCGCTCGGCACGACGCGCAGGAACAGACCGTCGGCATAGGCGGCCGGCGCCGGCGCGAGCGTGACCGTCAGCGCATTGACCGTGCCGGCGGCGACGGCATAGACGAGCTTGCCGTTCTGGATCGCCTTCGCAACCTGCGTCAGATCGTCCTCGTCCGGCGTCATGCCGGCGTAACTGATCAAGGCCGCAAGTTCGCGTTGCGGGTCCTCGATCGCGGCCGCCGGTACGGCCGATCCTTTCACCGCCGCGGCGGAATTGCGGTCGACATAAGATGCGTCCGGATCGGTCGATCCGTACGGTGCCTGATATTCCATGGTGACCTCGTGATGAGCCTAGAGGGTTCCGGAGATGAGAAGATTGCCGTCGCTGTCGGTCAGGGCGTTCCCCTCGCCATCGGTCAGGATGACGATGATTTGCAGCAGCGGCAGGGTCCATGCCGGCGCCAGGCGGCGCAGGATGCAGATGAGCCGTTCGCCGTCGCCGAAGGTGAAGAGCGGATCGAAACCGCACTCGCTCTCGCCGCAGCGGAAATAATCGATGGCGACGCTGTAGGTCCTGACGATCCAGTAGCATTCCTGCCTGACGTCGCCGACCGTGTGCTCGCCGCCGCATTCCGAGAAGCCGCATTCGAAGATGGCCGGCTCCTCGATCTCGATGACGAAGCCATAGGTCGCGGCGATGCGGATGAAATCGCCCGGCGTGATGATCGCCTGCGAAGCGACCTTCGTCTCCAGCGCGCGCAGCCGCTCGGCAATGCTGGTTTCGCCGGTGACGCAATTGTCCGGGAGACCATATTCGGCCTCCCATTCCGGCAGCAGTTCGTCCACGCCCTTGACGCTGGCGTTGCGGGCCAGCGTCCAGATGCGCTGATAAAGCCACTCGAAGCTGTCGACCAGCACGCGGGTGAATTTCGCAAGCGGATGCGCCAGCGAAACCGCCTGCCCGTCTGGAGACCCCCAGGCCGGCCCCGGCGGCCAGATGGAGAGGGCGGTGCCGATCAGGTCGTCATTGCTCGGATTGGCCAGCGCGTCATAGGGCGCAGCGACCGTGACTGTCTCGCCGGCGTCGGACGCCAGCGAGGTCACGGTATTCAGGCCGGGATCACGCGCCATAGGTGATCGTCCCCAGCGTCGGAAACTGGCCGTCGGTCAGAACGATATCGGCGGATGGCTGCACCAGCACGTGTCGATCCTCGCCGGACACGCCGGAAATCGCCTCGTCGATCCACGCCTTCCAGAGTATGAAAGTGTTGCCGGGAATGCCGGGGCGGCATTTCGCCAGAAACATGGCGGAGATGGCGGCCGCGATCGCGGCGCGGATCTCCGGCGTATCGCCCGACAGGCTGTCGATGGTGATATCGACCGGCCGCGCGGTCGGCGCGACGACGACACTGTCGTCGACGCGGATCAGCCGCTTGGCATCCACCGCCGCCTGGACGACGGCGACATCGGCCGGCAGGGGAATATAGTTCGTGCGCCCCTCGAACAGGAAGAAGACGAACAGCGTTCCCGGCGACAGCGTGCCGCGAAAGGCCCATGCCGCCTTGACGCCGGAGACCTCGAGCACGATCCGCTCGTAATCGGTCAGCGTGCCGCCACCGGGCGGATTGCGCTTGCGGTGCAAGCCCCGCGCCCTCAAGCTTTCATAGCTCTCGATATCGGCACCACCGCCGAGGCCGCCAGAGGCGACTGTCCAGCTCGTGCCGAGATCCGGATAAAGCACCGGGTCTGCCAGCGCCAGCAGGCCGTCCGCATCGCGGTTGGCGGCCGAGCCCTTGCTCTCCGATGTCACGGAAAGCGTGATCGCCCCATCCGCATCCGAGGTAGCCGGTTCGTCCGAAAGATAGGTGACGCTTCCGGAGATCAGGCGGATGCCCTCCGGATAGGTCGTCAGGGCCGCGCCGGTCCCGGTCACCGATCCCGAAGCGGCCGACGCTTGCTTGCGATAGATGCCGACATCCGAGCAAAGCAGTACAAGGAATTGCCCCGTCGCCGACGAGATGAATATCTGCTTGACGAGATAAGCGATGCGCAGCTCGAATTCATGCGCCAGCGCCGCAACCACCTTGCCGGTGATGGTGACGAAATTGTTTGCAAGCGCACTGTCCGTGCCGGGCAGATATTTCCGGAAAGCGCCACGGACGCGAGCCGAGGCCTCATCCAGCGAGCGGATGGTCCACGCCATCGATCTGCCTCCACAAGAGTTCGAATTGATTGTCGTAGACCCGGCGGCCGTCGCGCCCGTAGAGCGAGACCTCGTAGCTCACCCGGTTGCCCGGACGGTCGACCTCGACTGTGACATCGATGCGGACGACCGCGCCGACATCGAGCAGAGGCTGCAGCGCCTCGCGCACATAGGCCTCGACCTTGACCTCGATACCGTCATAGATGGCCGAACGCCGCAGCAGCCAGAGGCGAGAGCCGAGCGGCTGTTCGCCGGCCGCCATGTCGAAGCTGTCGCCGACCCAGCCGCGGTTTTCGTCGCCGTCGCGAAGCTCGCTCGGATCGACGCGGCGATCGGTCATCAGATAGATCAGGACCTGCGTCGCAAGCCCCTGCTCGGCGCGGAAATCGCCCGGCGCATCCGCATGGGTGAGCGGATTGATGACGAAATAACCGACCTCACCATCCCAGCCGAGATCCGGCGCGCGATAGGGATCTTCGTCGCCTTCAATGGGTATGATCTTCAGCATCAGGATCTCGCCGCAACGTCCTCAGATGGAAGCTCCCACCAGCAAACCGGATCACAGAAGCCGTCTTCGCCAGTTTGATGATCAATGGAGGCCCAGTGTCCGACGTGACTAATCCCGGTCTCGTGATCTCGCCATTCACGTGCATCCCACCAGCAGATAAGCCAATTTTGATACGGATGCGCCGGATCATACCCAAGGAAGACGCCGCCATCCTTCGGCGCGGTTTCGATGGGATTGCCGGGCCAAATGATTTTCCCGTTCATACGATCCTCCTCGATCAGGCTCCGCCGTCGCCATCACCGTCCGTGATGGAACCGGAAGCATTCAGGTTACCGTTGACTGTGACATTGCCGTTGATGGTCACGTCGCCGTTGATCGTCCAGGTTCCTGCGGTGAAGGTCGCCGTCTTCGACTGGAAATCGAAGATCGCTTCGCTGTTGACCAGCTTGATGATGCTGCCACTCGAGTCGTAAATGGCAGTCGCGCCGCCCGGCAGGCCGGCCGGCCGGTGCGACGGATGCTCGCCGCCCAAGAGATAGGCCTGGTCCGGATCGCCGTTCGGCGACAGCAGCAGCGCCTTGGCGCCCTTGACCGGGTTCGACATGAAGCCATGCGGCTCGATGCGATGAATGTCCGTATAGGCGTCGTTATAGAGCCCCCGGCCGCCCATGAACTGCTGGCCGTTGCGCTCCTTGAACGACCCGTCAAGCTCGATCCGGTAACCGCTCATTGCTCTTCGAAATCCACATCGTTGGCCAGCGGCGCCGCATAGGCCTTGGCGGTCTTGCCGCGCGGGTTCTCGCCACCGAGCGCGCGCGGGTCGGCAAGCTCCAGCGTCGCGGTCGTGCCGCCCGAGCTGCCATCCTGGTTGAGCGTCACGCTCTTGATGATCATCATCCCGTCGATCCCGATCCAGTCGTCCTTGACCGGCACCAGCCAGTTGCGTGTCCATATCCGCCCGGCAGAATCGCGCCAGCCGGACACGGTGATGGAGGCCGTCGTGCCGTTGCCGGCGCCGCGCTTCAGGTGCCAGCCCGCCCGCTTCTTCATCCGATCCGTCGTCGTCTCGCCCTCATGACGGACGATCATCAGGCGCCGACGGGAAACGCCCTTGTCCTTCGCGCGCGCCTCGGCGCGCAATTGCTGCCGGCCGACGCCGTCGCTCGACTGTCCCCGCACACGGACTTCGGAATAGCGGCCGCGGCCGGTCAGATGCGAACTGGCGCTCAGGATATTGACGCCGAAGGTCAGACCGCCGGAATGCGTGCCTTCCGGCTTCGTCGCCAGCTTGAGCTTGCCTTTCGGCGTGTCGTGGATCAGCACGCCGCGCCCGCGCGCCCGCTTCTCGATCGAGTGAAACAGGCTGTCGCCGGGGGTCAGCTTGTGCCGTGGCTCGACCGGCAGGCTGCCGTCATCCTCGATGCCGATGTCATTGTCGTCGAGGTCGCGGGCGATACCGGCGAGCGACTTGCCCATGATCTCCCCGGTCGAGTGATCGGCCGAGCACTCGACGGCATCCACCGTGCGCGACACGATCGTCACGGAGAGCGAGCGCTCGCCGGAATCGTGCGATGGTTCGACATCCCTGACATAACCGGTCAGCAACAGGTCATCGCCGGCCTTGATCGTAGTTTTCTGATCGGGCACGACGCCGACGCTATCGCCGACCGGCACGAGCACGACGCGCGCCGTGCGCACCGCTTCCTCGGCCGACATGGTGATCGAAATCTCCTTGTGCGGCGGCAAGCCCTCGATCGTCACATTTTCGAGCATCGTCGATCTCAGGAGGCGAGCGCGTCGAACAGGGTCGGCATGACCAGCGGCGTCGCCGAGCCGGCAACATCGACGAGATCGGCGGCGCGGGCAGCGTCGCCATAGAGCTGATAGGCGAGCACGGTCGAGGGCAGCGACACGCCGGTCTGCACCTTGACGATCGGCACGGCATTGGCCGCGATATCCGAGATCAGCCGGCAGGCGACATCGATGATGGACGACAGCCAGGAATAGAGATCGGCGCCATCGCCGCCCATGGCGGAGGCGACGGCAAGCCCGTCGCTGCCGGCGCTGGCGATGCGGCTGCGCGCCTTGCGCGCCTGCGGCCGCGCCCGCCAATCCACCCGGCACCCGCCGATGGCAAGCCCGAGCGCGACCAGAACGGTCATGGCGTCACGCGTGTCGCCAGCCGCGACCGTATCGGGAATGACGATCCTGTCGAAACCGGCGGCATCCGTCACACTCTCGGCAATCACCCGCATGATATCGAGCGCCTCGGCGGCGAAGTCGGACGCGCCGAGATCGGCCGCATCAGTGATGCGCCCCGCCGTATCCGCCAGATCGTCGTCATCCGTGACGATCGCGGCACAGAGATCCGCAAGCCACGACAGGATCGTGCCCTTGTCTGCCGCCATGGTGGATAATCCTTAAAACAGGCTGGCGAAGGCCGCTGCGACCGACGATACGCCGGTCGCGACGGCGGCCGAGACATCGCCGATCGACAATGCCGCGACCGGCATGTCTCCGGCCGGAATGAAGGTGACGTCGAAGGCGATATAGCCGGTGCGATCCCGCTCGCGCGTGCGGCGGAAACCCTGCGCATGCGCCATGCGGCCGCCATCCATCGGCATGATCAGCATGCCCGCCCCCGCCAGATCGCAGGCCTGCTGCAGGGCGAGCGCCTTGATGTCGGCGGTATCGCTGGTCAGGTAGGCCGTGACGTCATGCTTCTTCGTGGCCTTGCCGAGATCCTCGACCAGCGTCACCTCGCCGCCGGCATATTCATGCTCAGCCAGCCGACGGCCGCCGGAGAGGTCCTCGCTCTCGACGAAGAACGGCACGCCGCGAAAGCTTGCCGGCAGAAGTGTTTTTCGCCAGTCACGCATCGCCATCAGCGCGGTCCTCCATTGGAATTGCCGCCCGGCCCTGCCGCAGCAAAGGTATTGCTCCGGCCGGTATCGGCGTTGACCGGAGGCCTGAACATGGCGCCGATCGCAGCGCCCGGATTAGGAGCCTTAATCTGTACCGCATTCAGCCGATCTGCTGCTTCGACGATGGCTCGGGCCGCCGCAAGGAGGGACGCCGCCGCGCTTTCACCGCCGCTCTTGATCGAATCCCCGGCCTGCTTGCCGCTATCCGCCATCGCCCGACCAGCATCATCGGCCGTCTGCTTGAGATCAGATGCATCCACCTTGAAAGGCAGCTCATCCTTGGAGGGATGCTCGCCAGGGCCACCGCCTGGTGACGTACCCATGTCGATGCGCAAGGCATTGCGCCATTCGTCCTTCGACGGAACCCGAAAGAACCGTCTTGCCTTATAGGCAGCGGGGTCATTGTCCGGCATGGCGGCACGCTGCTCAGCGATAGCCTTTCGTTCGGCGATCGATGGCAGCGCAGGTGCGCCATTCAGAAAGCTGTCGAGCGACGCTGCGCGATCGCTGCCGTCGTTCGCTGGCGCCAATCGGACTGCTTCAGGCTTCGGCGTCAATTGCCAAGCCCGAAGCACCGAACCTTTAACGCCATCCCACATTCCAGGCACGGCCGTTTGTACCCGGCCGTAATATCGCTTCAGGAATTCAGGATCGTTATAGCCGCCGGCATAGGCGAGATCATCCCTCGTATCGAGGCGGATCGGCATATATCGCTGCGCCCCAGTCCAGCCGAACATATCCTTGCCGCGGCCGATAGCTTCGCCGAAGTCGAAGTCCTTATTGAGTGAGCGGATCATGCCATTCGCCGTCGGCAGCATCATGCTGCCGAACTTGACCGACATCTCGTTCCAGTTGTTCTGGAGAACCGCCATCTGCGAGTTGAAGGTCTTCATTCTGGCTTCGAACACCTTGTCGATGCTGTTCGACGCCACCTTCGTCTGCTGATTGGCAATCGCCAGATTGCGCTTCACCTCATCGGTTCCAGCCACAAGCCGCATGATCTCATCGTCGAAGCCCTCGCCGAGCAACCCGCCGAGCAGGCTCGCCCGTTTCTGATTGCTCATCTTTTCAAGACGGCCGAGGAAGAAGGAAAGCTTTTGGTCGCCAGATAGTTTGGAAAATTTCTTCAGATCGCCGACGATACCAACCAGGGCGGCCCTCGACTTTTTCGACAGGTTTTCCGGCGCGATCAGCTTCGACGTTACGGTATCCATCGCGCGGGCGGCGACATCGGATGGCATCTTCAGGTTCAGCATCGCCGCGCCATAGGCGGCGATCTGCTGCGGTGTCATTCCGAAATTCTTGAGCGATGCGCCGGCACGATCGACGAAATCGGCGATATCCTTCTCATCCGAGATGCCGCTGTCGGCAAGATCGTTGATCAGCGACGCATAAGCCTTCATCTGGTTGAGAGGAATGCCCATGCCCTTGTTGAAGCCGGCAAAGAAGTTTGCCGCATTCTCGGCGGAAGTATCCCAAGCATCGGCAACCTTGACCGACAGGGCGGCAAAGTCCTTGATCTCGTTCATCGGGATGCCGGCCGCCGCGCCCCGCTCGAAGCCCTTCGCGATTTCCTCGATCGGCACGGGGATTTCCCGGCCAAGCTCGAAGATCTGATCCTGGAAGCTGCGCATCTGCTTTTCCGTCGCGCCGCTCTTCTTCTGGATATCAACCAGGCTTTGCTCGAAATTTCCGGCAGCCTTGGTCGCGTAGATCAACCCGCCCGCCACGGCCGCAGGCGCCGCATAGCGGCCCGCCGTCGCCATCATGTCGTCGCTCATGCTTCCGGCGACGAGCGCCATACGGCTGGACGTCCTGGCGAAGACGCCATTGCGGCGACTGAAGGAGCTTGCCGAACGCTCCACCTCGTTGACGCGCTTTTGAAACTGCGCACCAGTCCTATTGAAGGTCGCGACCTGCTTGTTGAACTGCGAAATCTGCTTCTCGACACCACCCATCCGAGTAGCAAGCGAGCGGAACGCCGGACCGGTATTGTCCTTGCCGTTGATATCCAGCTCGGCCTTGATCTTGCGATTTGCCACAGGTCAGCGTCCCAGTTTGGAAAGGATGAAATCGAGTTCGTGGGCAAAGCGAGGGAGAAGGCTCTGCTCGATCAGCTTGGCGAGAATGTCGAGATAGATGTCCGGATGGTTGCCAATCGCGTGCGCGGGGTTCGGGCCGAAGAGTTCCCGGATCTGTTCCTTGTAGGGATTGCTCGACATTCGTGTGCCTGGCACACGACGAAAGACACCGACATGCCCGCTCTTCATGGCCGCGATAAATGCATGCCGGTACGACCCGCGAAGGTTTACATAGGCGCCGCTGGCGGTCTGCACGGCACCAAGACGCTGCAGCGGCATCCACCCAGACTCGACGGTGACCTTCGACGTGCTGCCGCCGGCATTGAATGCTGCCGTGGTCAGCGACGCCACCACCTGCTTCGGCAGCTTCACATGGCTGGCATTGCGATCAACGATCCGCGTCCGGGCCATTTGCGACATACGCGACATGGCGCGGCGCATGGCCTTGGCCTTGATCTCGCCCGGCACCTTCGCAATGGCGCGATGAAGCTGTACGAGATCGCGGTCGTCGATCTTCAGATCAGAAAACATTATCTACCATTTCGCTCAAAATGATCGACGCCGCGACGCGCCCAATAGGCGATCTCGGGAAGCGTCATGCCGTGGATTTGCGCGACCGGCCACCCGAGCCGGAAGACGAGCGTGTCGACGGTTTCTTCGATTCCGTCGTAACCAGAAAAAAACCGCAGACTTCGCGCTCCAGCGCCAAGCTATCCACCGGGTTCAACTGGGAGATACATTCATATCCGGGCTCGACGATGATCTTTTGCAGATATGCATCGACCACCTCCGGAAAGGTGAGCAAAACCGCCCTGCCATTTCCTGTGGGCTGCCAGTCCTGCGGCTTGCCGAGCCCATCCATATAAATTTCCTTATATGTCGGCTCACGCAGCGTGATCTTGCCGAACGTCTTGTCATGCGCGGTATAGCTCTTCGAGAGCGGAACGACGGTCTGGGTCATCAGCCGTCCGTCCTGCTATATTTCTCGGCGGAGATGCTGAGACCGGCGATCTCGCCATTCTGGCGGTTGATCTGGGGATCGCCGACCATGAAGGCGTCGGTGAAATAATGGGTGACGCCGGAAAAATCCTCGATGAAGGTGACGTTGAAGCGGCCGGATCGCATCAGCGCATCGAGATCGAGACCGCGATCGGCGAAGTTCAGCTCGGCGCGCGCCGGCTGAACCGTGCCTATCCTGTCGACGGAGCCATCCTGATTGGCCTGCGCCTCGATCGAGATCCGCGACGGGTTCATATTGAGCGTGCCGCGCAACGAAAACGTCGCGCCGGTCGAAAGGCGGACATTGATGATGCCGCCGAAATCCTTGCCTGCCATGTTGGAAATCTCCTGTTGAGGCGAGCCTTATGCCGCGTTCGCGAACTGGCTGTAGGCGGTGGCGAGACCCGCGAGGATGTCGAGCGGGTTGACGAAATCGAGCGGCAGCGAGACGTTGACGCGGTTGGCGTTGTCGCTGTCGCGCGTGACCACCAGGTTGGCGAGCGCGGTCTCGGAATTCTCCAGGACGCCGGCCATCTGCTGGTAGCTGTGGAACAGCGTCGCCTTGATATCCGCGACGGTCGAGATCGACGCGAGGTTCGACGGATTGCTGTCGGCGATCGCCTTGTTCGAATGCTCGGCGGCGAGATCGGCGCGGAACTTCTTCAGCGCATAGGTGAGCTGATAGATCTTCTGGACATCCCGGAAGGTCGTATCCGGCGCGCCGTTCGTCGTCTGCTGCTGGGTGATGATCTTGTCGATCAGCACATTGCCGCTGCGGTCGATCTTCCAGGTCGAGACGCTATTTTTCAGGAGCGCGTCGCGCGTGGCGTAATCCATCCAGTAGTTGCGGTCGCGCGGCGCCGAAAGGTTCTGCACCACAAGACCGCTCTGGTTGCGCGAGACGTCGCCGTTGGAACCGCCGCCCGCCCAGGGAGCGATCCGCGCGACAAAACCGGCCACCCAGAGATAATCCGGCTCGGCGAAGCCGCCGGCGGAGAAGCGCGGGATCATCGTCAGGTGCCAACTATCCTTGGCGAGCGCCTTCGTCACCAGGTTGGAGGATGTATCCGTCGCGGGATAGAAGGCGTGTCCGTAAAGCTGCTGGGCATAGGACCAGCGGCCGGATACGGTATTCAGGAACGTATCCAGCAGCGTCAGATTGGCGGTATCGCCGAAGGCCGAGACGATCATCTCGAAGGGATCGTCGTTCATCGCCGCAAGGACGTCGCTCAGATCCGGCACGCCGGCGCCGGCGACGCTGGTGGCGAAGGTCAGCACGCCATCGAAGGCGTTCACGGTGTCGAGGGTCGGGATATAGATGTCGAGGCCGGATGCATAGGCGCCCTTGTGCCGGGCCGTGATCGTCACGACATTGGTCGCCACCGTGGCGGTGAAGGGCAGCGACATGCCGGTCAGGCTGTCGTAATAGCTGTTGATGGCGGCGGCGAGCGCGGCCGCGACGGCATTGGCCGTGTCGCCGGCGTTGATCTGCAGCGATACGGTCTTGCCGGCGATCTGCACAACGCCCTGACCGCCGGCGGCGGGAACCGCACCCACGGTAATGGTCCGCTGTTCCGCCGTACCGGTATCGGCGACGCGGCCGAGCCAGATTTCCTGCGACGGGGCGTTGGCCCGAGAAACCAGGAACATCGCCTCCAGCATGGAGCCGGCGCCAGCCAGATTGCGCGCATCCGTCTTGGTGTTGCAGATGGCGATAGCGCCCTCGGCAAGCGAGCCGGCAGCAAGTCCGTGAGCCAGGATGATCAGGCGGTTTTCGTTCTCGAAGGCGCCGCCGCTCGTCACGTCGAAGGTGAAGATCGGAGCCGTCAGGTTCGACGGGATGTTGGACGTCATGATTGGTCACCTCCGGTATCGCCGCCCTGCCCCTTCTTCGAGGATGCGGCGGTTGCTGCGGGTTTGAGGACGAGATCGCCATCCTGCTTCAGGCGGCGCTCGTAGGGGCTGAGCGGATTGATCGGCCGTCCGTCGGCAGGCCAGTCGCCGGCATTGCCGGGCATGGGAATGCGCGCACCGTCGCGCGGCACGTAAATGTCGTCGGGCATGACAGGCTCCAATGTCAGGGCGAAAGATCGTCCGATCCCGATGTCACCGGACCGGTGGTGATACGAACCTGCTGCAACTGCGGCAGAAGTTCGGGATCGAAATGGGCGGCAAGAACGCCGAGCTTTTCCTTCGCGTAGGAATCGTCCGGCAGGGCCTCGTAGAGCGACTTGATCGGCTCCGGCAGCCCGCCGGCCGTCATGTCGAAATCGTCGTCGCGGATCTCGCAATGCATGCGGATCGTGACGCGATGCCAGCGCAGGCCCAGTTCCGGCACGGCGAAGGTCTTGTAATCCGTGTCCGTGATCTGCCGGACCAGCCGCCGCCACAAGCCGCCGGCCTGGCTGCGTTCCAGCAGCCTCCGCACCTGCGCGCAGAGCGCCGCCAGCACGAGGCGGGCTTCGGGATCGGCGCTTGCCAGGGCGTCGGCATAGGTCACGCCATTGTCCGTGGCTGAGACCGCCAGTTCGGCGACGATCTCCAGGACCGCTTCCGCCTCGGTATCATCTGCGGCGGCATGAGGGCCGCGCAGCTTGACGCCGCTTTCCGGCGTGTAGAGCGACAGGACGGGCGTATAGGGTCCGTCCTGATCGAGGTCTTCCAGCGCGACGGCGCGGCTGTCATAGACGCGATACCCGGCAAGCGTCGGATAGGGTCCACTTTCCTGCACCGCCGTCGGCGACAATATCTCGATCGCGGACAGGCGAAGGGCTTCGGCCGCAAGCATCAGGCTCTCACCAGCAAAAAGGCAGGACGCACCGTGCCGTCGGGAAGAATGGAGGCGATGCGCCAGGTGTCGTTTCCAACGATGAAGAAATCGCCGCGCACAGGCTTGTAGGGCCAGCCGCCCGTATGCGCCGTCAGGACGGCATCGTAGGAAACCGTATCGCTGCGATTGCCCGCGTCGCCGGGATCGGGAGACAGATGCCGCCAGACCTTCGTCGACGGCGGCCCCAGTTCCAGCGTGCCCATGAAGTCAAAGGCCGCACGCTCCGGATCGTTCTGCTCGGAATGATTGACCGAACGACCATTGGAGCGACCATTGGTGCGAGGCTGAAGCCGGCAGGGCGTGACGTCGAAGACGTCGGCGCAGGTCTCCTCCATGCCTGCCAGAGCGGAAGTCCAGTCCATGATTATAATGGCCTCAGATCAGCAGGGAGAGGGAATGAGGCGGCGGCATGCGCCGCCCCAGGAATGATCAGGCCGCCTTGGCGCGCTGAAGCATCTCGGGCCGGGTGCAGATGAACAGCGGATAGCTGTAGTTCTCGACACGGTCCCATTCGTCGCGACCGGACGGATCGGACAGAAGCAGGCCGACCACCGGCTGGCCCGGCCTGTTGAGGCCAGACTTGAACTCGCTGGCCGGTGCCCAACCCACCTGGAAGGCGCCGCGAACGCCGATCGGGAAAAAGCGGGCCTTGTCGGTGCCGATGGCGATGGTCGAACCGTCATCCGTGCCGCGATAGTTGATGAAGGTGATATTCTCGATCTCGATGGCGGAGTAGCCCTCGATGTCTTCCAGCATCGCCGCGCGGTTGGTGCTGATCTTGGTCTCCTTGATCTGCGGATGGTTCACCAGCAAGTCGAAAAAGGTGTCGCCGACCAGGGCGCCGATGCGCGCTGACGGGCTCCATGCGCCCTTCCCCGCCCTCTGCATGACGCGACCTACATCGCGGCACTTCTTGCGGACGTCGGTATCGGCATTGTCGAGCTCGAAATCGATCTCGGCCGGCTCTGCGATGCCCCATTCCGAATACCAGTCGCGCAGCACCGTCGTGCCATCGGCATCGAGGACGCGGCCCTGGATGGCGCCGAAACGCATATGCTCCCAGGTCAGCTCCATATCCTCCATGATCTTCGCCTGCCGTTCGGCCACCTCCCGCGTAATGTCGCGCGTCTGCTGATCGAAGGGAAGCGCCAGCACCTCGGCGATGGAGATCATGTAGATGGTCGAACCCTTTGCGAGACGAACGGCCTGGAAGGCACGGACATTGGCGCCGGTCGGGATCAGCTCTGCCGGCGCAGCGCCGTTCTCAGAGGTCGGGATCAGGTTCAGCACGCCGTTGCGGTCGGCGATCGCGATCATGCGCGAGCGGGAATAGATCGGCTCGAACAGGTTGAGGGAGCCGAGCAGCTGCGGACGGAAGTCGACACGCTCGACGACTTCCTCCTGAAACTCGACGACGCCGAAGGCGTTCTGGTTGAAGATATCTACGACAAGTGCCATGGATCGCGCCCCTCCTATCGGGCGATGATGCCCAGCGCGGCCAGGGAGGCGAGCGCGGCGGTTTTCTGGGGATCGGTGATGCCTTCCGGCCAGGTCAGCATGTCGACCTGCACCTCGCTGTCGCGGGCCGTATAGGTACGGCGAACGTCGGCGGAGGTTGCGTCGCATCCTTCGAAGAGGATGGCGACCGCGTGCTGGGAACCGTCGACCGCGGACGGAGCGAACGGCTTCAGCTTTTCAGTCCCGGCCGCAACGGTGATATCGAAGCCGTCGCCGGCGATGAAGGCCGTGCCGCCGGCAGTCGTCGTGAAGGCGAGATCGTTGGCATTCGCGACACCATTGGCGCCTTCACCGATCTCGAAACCATCCGGATCGACCAGCGACCATGTGGTTGCGGCGGTGAATCGCAGCTTATAGACGCCGACTTTCGCGCCATCGAGCAGCGTCACAGCGGAGATGGTGCCGTTGCCGGTATTGCCGCCGGCCTTGGCGGCTGCGGTTGCGGTTCCAAGTACCGCCTTGCCGAGCACCGTGCCGGCCTTCAGCACACCGGCACCGCTGGCGATGATGCCGACCTCGCGGGAGCGAAAGCCGTTGGCCTCGGAGACGATATAGCTCGCCGCGGTATGGCGATCGTCGGAAAGAATGATGGTCATGACGCTGCCTCCTTACTTGCGGCGCTTGTTGGTGCGATCGACCGCCTCGGCCAGGATCGCCCGGCTGGCGGCCTTCTTGTCGGCATCCTGTCCGGCTTCCGGCGTGGCGAGGCCCGCCGCGGCAAGACGACGGGCGGCGTAGCTGCCCCACTGGCCATCGGCCGCCGGCTTCTGCTCCTGCGTGCTGGCCTTCGGAGATTTGGAAAGAGCGGCGAGCGCCGCTTCCGGCGTCATGTCGGTATCGAAGGCGAAATGTTCCGCCAGGGCTTCTCGGCCTTTCGCTTCCTCGCTGCCGGTGATGGCCTTGATGCGGGCTTTTGCGTCCGCGCCGGCCTTGGTGGCGGCTTCCGCCACGGCCTTTTCATGTTCGGCGGCATTTGCGTCCGCCGCAGTGTTATCCGTCGGCATGGATTTCTCCTTCGATTGACGGGGTTCGGCCGCGGCGGACGCCGGAGCCTTCTGACGAGCCTCGGAATGAGACCAGTTTTTCTTGCTGGAAAGCGCAACCAGGCGATCCGGCGCATGCGCATAGACGCGATAATCATGCGCGGCGGCAGTCTTCGACTTGTTGTCGTTGACCGCCGTGGCATAGCCACGCTCGACAGCCTCGTCGGCGTCGAGCCAGAGCTCTTCCTTCATGTCGGCGCGGATATCGTCGGGATCTTCGCCGCTGACGTCGGCATAGATGCCGACCATGTTGACGGCGTATTTCTCCAGCGTCGCGGCCATCTTCTCCATGTCGGAGGCAGTACCCCAGACGACATTGGCCGGATCATGGATCATCAGCATCGCGCCCTTGCGCATGATGCGCTCCTCGCCGGCCATCGCGATGATGGACGCGCTGGAAGCGGCGAGCGCGTCGACGATGACGGTCACCTTGCCCTTATGGGCGGAGAGCGCATTGAAGATGGCGATGCCGTCGTCGATGTAGCCGCCGCCGGAATTGATGCGCACGGTCAGATCCGCATCGCGGCCGATCTCCGCGAGCGCATCGATAACCTCGCGCGAGGTGAAGCCGACATCCCAGAAGCTGTCGCCGACGAACCCGTACAGCACGAGTTCGCCATTCACGAGAAGTGACATGAATCGATCCTTTCAGCAGTCCCAGCGGATGCCCTTTGCGTAGCGCCGGCGCTTGCCGCCGTTCTTCTTCGAGCAGGCGTCAGCCAGCCGGTTCAGCTCGTCATCGAGATCGGCCATGCTGACGCTGGCGATCTGGATGCGGCGCTGCCCGACGGGCGAGCGGATTTCCGTCTCGGTCACCTGCTCGCCGGCAAGACGACGCACTTTGACGGCATAGAGCGCCTGATAAAGTGCGCAGGGATCGGCCGTATCGACGGCAACGCCGTTGATGGTGACCATGTTCATTGCGATGCCCCTCCGGTTTTCGACCCTTCGTCCGCGATGACCGGATCACTCGGCATGCCGCGCTCGAAGGGCGACGGCATGCCGGCGTCGACGTAACGCTGGTGCTCCAGCATCCGCTGCTCGAAGACCTCTTCCGGATCGAGCCCCAGCTCGGCACATTCGTGCGCCAGCGTAGTCGTGCCGTTGACGATCCGTTCGCTCGATGCCTTCGCGGATTTCTGATCGTCGGCGGTCGGCTTCGCCGGACCCTGCCACAGCGCCCAGCAGACGCGGTCACGATTGGCTGCAAAAGCCTCATAGCCGCCCTTGAAAGGAATGCGGCCGGTGTAGATATCCTCGTCGAGCAGGTTCTCGTAGGCAAGCTGGTAATGCGGCGCGGCGATGCGGTCGCGCCGGCGCTGCACCACTGGCCAGATCGACGACGTCTCCATGCGAACCGCAGAATAGGTCGCGTCGCTGTGGTCCATCGTCAGGCCGCCGAGGGTGATACCCATCGCCCGCGCCGTGTCGCGCGACAGGCTGGTCGAGAACGGCATGTATTCGCCACCCGGCACGCTGGCCGAGCGAAAGTTCAGCTCCTCGCCCGGCGCCAGATGCGACACGGTGGGATCGGCGCCGATGCTGATGCGGCTTTCCATCGCCCGGTCCATCCGCGCCTTCAGATAATCCGCGAAATCGCCGACAAAGGCCGCGCCAGCATCCGGAGCCGCCTCCTTCAGCACCTCCAACGCCTCGAACGCATCGGCGCTCGGCGCATCGCTGGTCAACGTGACGGCATAGAGCGTCTGCAGGATGAAGGTCTGCAGCGTCGCGTCATCCAGCATCTCATGCTGGATGTAGCGACGGAAGGTCGGGGCCAGCAGCGATATGCCACGCACGTCGGTCGCGTCCATCGGATCGAAGATATGCTCGATCAGCGATTGCCCAAGGGCATCCCGCACCGGCATATCCTCGGTGACCGTCATGCCGTCGCGCCGCCAGCGGAAACGGTAAGCGTCGGCGCGGCCGTTGGCATCATGGAACACGCCCTGATAGAGCCCGAGCGCCTCCTGTGTGTCGCGCACCAGCCGCGTCGGCGGCACCATCAGCATCTTCGTGCTGGTGCCGATTCCGTAGCGCCGCTGGTCGGCATCGCTCATATGCGCGATCATCGGCAGGCTTTCGCCGAAGGCGATCCAGTAGCGCAGCCCGATATCCGCCATCTGCGGGATCGTCAGCTTGCCGCGAAAATCGCATTCGGCCCTGTTCCAGGCCCATTGCTTCCAGCGCCGCTTGACGAGAGCGATCCAGTCGCGGCGCTCGGCATCATTATATCCCAGCGCCGACAGGTCAGGCTGCGGGTTCAACGTCAGTTCCACGCCGACGGTATCGGCGATGATCTGATCGCAAGCCCCCTTCAGCCGGCCGGAATTCTGGATCATGTCCATCGCCAGCGCGGCGGTCCGATCCCACACCCGTCGGATTTCGTCACGATGCTCGCGAAGCACGGTCTGACGCGTGGCGATGACGCCGGAGCGGGTATCGCGCAGATAGGCCTGCGTTTTCGGCGGCTGAACCGGCTGCGCCGGAGCGAATGCCGATCGCATCCTACCCAGGATCGAGCCGATCAATTGCGATTGAGCCATCGGTTTGTTTTCTCTGCCGGCTTGGTCGGCTGTTTTTTCGGGGGGGCCGGCGCCGCGACGGCGAACAGCCCCTCTTCGAAATCGAGCTGCGCCTCCTGAGGCGCTGCCTCGCGCTCGGCTTCGAGCCTGTCCCAGATCGCTTCAGGAAGATCGCGAATCCCGTAGAGGATCGCGGCGGCCTCCGCCTGATTCATCGTGTCCAGCATTTCGTTGGCTTGCGTCTTTTCTTTTTCCCACTTGTATTCCGTGAAGCCATCCTTTCGCTTCTTCGGAACACGACGCTCGGCCGTGAGCTGCTGGTAATAATCGTCGTCCAGCCCGGTCGGGAAAGCGACGTAGCCCCGCTCCAACGGGTCCAGTTTTGCGACATTGCGATAGAGCGCCATTTTGAGGACGCTGGCATTGAAGTTATAGAAGCGCTTGGCGTACTTCAGCAGCTTGCCGGTCTTATGGTTTCGCTCTTTCTTGACGCGCTGCGTCAGGGGAGCGCTGTCCGTATTGCTGCCGCGGACCATGATGACTTTTGCCGCTGGATGACGCCGAGCCCATTCCCAGACATCTTCGGTCCAAGCGTTACCGTCGATCGCAATCTTGTCGGCGCAGAGCTTCCGCCTGTAGCTATTCGGCCAGGTCTGCAGCAGCATGGCGTCGAGCCGATCCTGACATGCCTTGTCGGAAATATGGCCCGGAATGCGGCCACAATCGACGACAGCTCTGCGAAGATCCCTGCCCCAGGCGATAGCCTGCCATTCAACACGGTCATCCTGGCAGTCGATACCGATCGTGACGATGAAGAATCCGGCAGGGATATGGCCCTTCTGATAATCCGAGTTCGCGCCGCGATCGCGCAGTGTCTCCCATGGCGGAGCCTCGCCTGACGTGACATAGGCCTTGCCGACCGTGTCGTTCAGGAATGTCTGCTCGGATGCCGGATCACCTTTCGCATTCAGCCATTCGCGAGCAATTCGCTCCCACGACTGCAGCACCGAATAGGCCGACCAGATGTAGAATGACCGATGCTGGCGCTTGGCCTTGGGATTATGCGCCCGAAACTCCAGGCGCTGCATCATCTCGGAGCGTTGATGCTCCTCGATCAGGCCGCCGCATTCGACACAGGAAAAGCACGCATTCTCCGGCCTGTCCTCATCGAGGTTCGCCAGCATGTTTTCCCATTCCAGCACCTGGAAATGGTCGCAATGCGGGCACGGCACATAGGGATATTCCTGACTGCCGTCCTCGAAATTCCGGGTGATCCTGCACCCCGGCATGACGAGCGGGGTCGATATCTTCAGGATCTTGGCAAACTCATGAGCACGCGACCGGCTGTCGGCCTGCGTTTCCGGATCGCCACCGGCATTGACTTCCCATTTTGACAAGTCGTCCTGGACCTGTCGCTTCATCGTCACCTGGGAAAGCGACGCCGGCGAATTCGCGCCGGAGATCTGGATGGCGCCGCGGCCGTCGACGCGCTCCTTGTAAAGTACGCTGTCGAGGCCATCCCGGTTTTTCATCGGGAAGAGCTTCGACAAGGCCGTCGTGTTGCGCAGCATCGGCGCAAGCTTCATCTTCGACCAGCGCTGGGCGTTATTCTCTGTCGGATGGACGTAGAGAAAATCGCCTGGGTCCATTTCGATGGACCCGCAGGTGAAGATGTTGGCGACGACCGTCTTGCCGATCTGCGCCGAGGCGCGCACCGAGGCCGTGCGGCACGGATCGTCAGGCGACAGCGCCCTCAGAACCTCGTCGAAATATGGGAAGAGATTCCGATTGTAATGACCCGGAAAGGGGCTTTCACGCTCCGAGAAGACGATGTTGTCTTCGGCCCAGGCCAGGTAGTCGACCTCGGGCGGCGGCTGCAGGATCTCCGCCAGGACATCGTAGCTGATGCGCCGGGAATTGGCTGTCTCAACAATGACAGACGTCATGTCAGTTCAGGCTTTCGATATCGTCGGCCGCCAGTTCGGTTTCCACAGTCTCCGAAAGCTCGACCGCCTGCTTGCGCATCTGCTCGGCTGCCTTTGCGCGTACGTCGCGGAATTTCTTGCGCATCAAATGCAGGATGTCGCGCTGCGGCACCTTATATTCGGCGGAGATGGCTGATGCGATCTCGGCCAGACCGCCTTCAAACACCTGCAGCATCGTCCCGGCGATCTTTGCGCGCTCTGCCCGCGATGCCTCGGCATCCACAAGCTGGCCACGTTGCTGCGCTTCCGCGATTGCCCCGTTGCGATTGATACGCCGGAGCTGCTCAAGCTTCTGCGCCTTGATGTCGTTGTCGACGCTCGGGGCCGGCGGTATCGTCCGTCCAGTCGGCTGTGAGGGTCGATCGAACGGTAGATCCGGGTCGAGTCGAGTGTCGATCCCATTGCCGAGGCGCTGCGAGATATCGAGGGTGCCGCGCAGGTCGGCCTTGGCGCGCTCGACATCGATCTTCGCGTTGCGCCCTATACCGATCAAAGCGGCAGGCGTGATTTTGCCCGCCGCAATGTACTGGCTGATGCGCCCCGGAGTAACACCGATGATGGCGGCGAACTCACCCTTCGAAACCGCGCCTTCCATCTCGCTCTTTACCGGGTTCTTTAGCTCTTTAGCTGTTCTTTAGAAGTTTAGGCTTCGATTTTAGCGTCAGACTGGGCACCCCGCGGGGTCCTCCGGGCCCGCAGGCGGGCGAAACGGGGGGGTACGGTCCCTTGACCCAGGGGGTGGGGTGGGGTCGGTCGGTCCGTGAAACATCATGTTTCACGGGGCTTGCGCCCTCGCCTCGTGGCCAGGCCGAGCTACTGGCAAAGGAAAAGGCGACCCGAGGGCCGCCTGTTATCTGGTACTCATAGCTGTCGCACTGACCCTGACTCGGTCGCCTCATCAGGAGGCATTCAGGGCTGGGGCCGGGTGCATGTTCCCTGAGGCGCCTTCGCCTGCTCTGCCCGTCGTCGGTGCGTCGGGGATCGGAGGGTTGCATTGATCGGCTCGTCCAATGGACAAATGACTCTCACAGCTTTTTGAGAAATGCAAGCGGCATGCTATCGATCTCGAACTGCCTACCACCGACATTGATCAGCACCCGCGCCCTCGCCTGCCGCGACCACTTGACCGCCAGAACCACACACTCAAATCCGACGAATGGGCCGAGGATGATCGCAGCCCGATCGCCGTCCGTCATGGTCTTGTCGGTCGCGATGCGCGGCGCTTCAGTGCTCTGCGTAAGTGCCTTGAATACCTCAACATCTTCGTCCTGAATCACATGATATCCATTCTCTCCGCCGACGATATCGATCACGTATTTCTGTCGTTTCAGGCCCGCGAATGCATCCGCCGACGGTACACAATGCACCAGCAAATAGGATGGAAAGAACGGAATTTCGCCTTCGATTTTCTCCCCGCGACGGACCTTCACCCACTTCTCGCGCGGAGAACAAACCTCCACATTCGCATCCTGCAAAAGTTTTTCCACAGCGAATTCGCGACCCGTTTCGACGCGCAGGCAGTACCAATGCGCGTCCTTCGGCCTCCGTTTGACGATCCGCACCGATGCGGCGCGCAACTGATTCTCAGCGATTCGCTTCGCCCGCTCCACGCGTTCCTGGCGGCGATAGGCCCGATCCCGTTCATGGATCGACAGTTCAGCCTCGATCATCGGCTTATAGCTGATCTTGTTTCCGGTGATCTTACGCTGCATGGTCATCGCTCCGCTCCTTGTTGGCCGCCTCTCGGACGGCAAATTCGAATTCCTGAAGTCCATGAGGTCCGCCCTTCGGAAAGAACACGACCTTCATCACGGCCGGCGTCGGCACGAATGGCCAGCCCTGATCCTCGTGATAGGAGCGCCAGCGTTCCCACATCTGTGAGCCGACGGGCACCGCCTCGCAGAGATCCTTCAGCCGCTCGAAGATCGGCTCCACCGTGACGTGATTGCGGTCCTTGGCCGCCGCGTGCAGTCGAATGACTTCCGGATAGCCCTCGTCGATCTTGCGGCGCTCCCATTCCCGCGCCTCGAAATCGTCCGGGAAAACCAGCTCTCCGGCATCGTCGAGGAAAAGGCCGAGCTTCTGGCGATAGTTCAGCGCCGATGTGGACGATGCCCTCGCATAGGCCTCGTACGAGGCCGTGACCTTCCCGCGCAGATCGTCCGGAAGTTCGAAATACACCGGCCCCTTCACAAGCGCCCAGGCCCTGGCCGCCGCGAATGCCGGCCCGAAGACGGGCACCGCGACCTTGCCGCCGGAGACCGCCGGCGCACCGCCTGCAACCGGCCTGACGACCGCCTTGTCGGCTTCCGTCAGCATCTCCCAGACCTTGTCGCGGAAATAGTTCGCCACCGGCATGGGCTTCGTCACGCGATCTCGCTTGCATTTCGCCAGGAAGGCATCGCGCCATTCGCAGGCCAATCGCTGTTCCTCCGGCGCAAGCTTGGCGAACTCCTTGGCGATGTGACCGATCGTCGAGGTCGCCCACTTCGCCCATTCGCCCTCCCGGTAGCCGTCGCCTGTGCAGAACTTCTGAACCCGCTTGGTCAGATCCGCGTTTACAACCGATCCGGAATGATCGCGCTCGCGCGCTCTCTCTTCTGAGGGGTTATTGGAGGGGTAAGGAGGGGTTGTATGACTCCCATTGTCACCCTTAAGCGTCTCTGGTGTCACCCTTAGCGCGTCGTCAATGTCACCCTTATTTTCCAAGGGTGACATGGTGTCACCCTTATTTTCCGGGGCATCCGCCTCGACAGAAGCGCCGATCGAGGCCGCATAGGCGTCCCAGCCGTCGCGCGTGATCGCAAACAGAACATCGAGATCGAGAGAGTACTCATTGGTCGATTTCGGCCCATTGCCACCCGCCCGCACAAGTCGCAGCAAACCAATAGCCAGGAAGGATTTGATTTCCCGCTGCACTTGCCGCGTCGAGCATTGCGCCGCGCGCGCGACCGTCGCCATGGCCGGGAAAATACGCGTCCCATCGTCGTCGCAGGCATCGATCAGCTTCAGCAGAACGAGCTTGCGGCTCTGCGTTCCCATATCGGCCTTAAAGCCGGCCCCGAGCAGAAATGCACTCACGTCCCACCTCAAATAAACAACGGCTGCACGGAGCCGTCGGCAAAAATCGTGTCCATCGGCGTGTCGGCGACCGGCTCGTCGCCATCCCAGCCGTCCGGCCAGGTTCCGGCCGTGATCAGCGCGCGGATACGCGCCTCCTCTTCCGCATTGAGCAGATCGATGACCGGCCGGCCGAGGCGTGCCGCCGCAGCATTGCATTCGGCTTGAATCGAGAGAACGCGGTCGAGCGCCATCAGCCGGGCCTCAAAGGTCAGCGGCCCCATGCGCTGCGGATTGGCTGCGATAGAGCCGTCCTTCAGGCGTTCTAGCCCAGCCTTGCGCAGCCGATGACGCGGCTCCCGCAGCTCGCGATAGAGCGGCTTCAGCCCGCGCAAAGGCGCAAGGTAAGCCCAATCGGGCGAGGCCAGCACCGTTTCCAGCGCCTTTTCCTTGCTGGCCAGCGGGCAGCCGATGCAGCCGGTCCGAGCATTGATCTCGGTCGCCTCGTCGCCACCATAGGCGTCGGCGATCGCCGCCGTCGCCCAGCCGCCATATTCGCGCATGGGCGCATAGATGCGCAGCCAGTCCCAGACGTTGCAGACCCGCCAATGCAGGATCGGCGCCAGCGTGGCGATCCGCCCGCGGATGCCCTTCGATTGCGGCAGCACCTGCTGATACCAGCCTTGCCCGCACTCCGCGCCGTCCTTGCCGCAGGACATGGCGATGCGCCCGTCGCGCACCGCGCTCTCACCCTGCCGGACGCCGGTGATCATCAGGATATTGCCGTCCAGCGCGTCGAGCCGCTCAGCGAGCGCCTGCGTCATCGGATCGACCTTGATCTGGCGCGTGCACCAGCGCAGCGTATTGTTGTTCGGCGGCGGCACGCCCCGGCCGAGGATGTAGACAAGGAATCGCTTGTCGAGCGGCGCCCTGACCACCTCGCAGCGGATACCGCGCTCGGCCAGTTGCCGCATGATCTCGGCCGCGGCCATAGCGAGCGGCGGCAGCTCCTGCCGGGTGTCGGCATAGAAGATCGTCAGGCTCTTCGGTGGAGCGAGGCGGCCAGTTTCCAGAAGGTGCAGAATCAGCGTCAACGTCGCGCTGCTGTCCTTGCCGCCAGACCAGGCAATACCCCAATGCTCATGCGTCGGGCCGTAGGCCTGCATGGATTGCAGCGTCAGTTCGATCGCCTCGTCATAGACGAGCCGTTTGCTGCCCTCGAAGAGCGTCGGCTGGAGGGGCTTCATAGCGCGCCTCCCTGCCGATGGCGGCGCAGAAAGCGCTCCATCTTGCGGTCGTCGGCAACCTGCTTCCAGCGTTTCTCCCGTGCCTCGCGAGCCTGATAATAGGTCAGCTGCGCCTTGATCAGCCCGATATCGCGCCGGCAATCGCCGGAATTGCGCAGGATCGAGACTAGCAGTTCCCAGCTCGGCTCCCGCCGCTCCAGCTTCGGCGCGCGGCGGATGACACGGAACTCCTTGCCGGTCCATTCCTGCAGGCCTGCCCAGTCCGGCAGATCGTCCCGGCGCAGGAGATCGGGCGGTGTGACATACCAGAAGCGGTCGGAATACATCAGCGCGCCGCTCTGTTTCTCGTCGCTGTCACGCCGGAAATCCGCCCGCGAAATCTTGATCTCATAGGAGCAGGTGCGGAACCCCTGCGAAGCCGTCGGCTCCAGCGTCCAGAAGTCGATCCGCCGCATACCGGCAAAAAAGGCCAGCTCCGCCGCCCATATCTTGTTCTCGGACCAGCCGATCAGGCCATCGAGAATATCCTGCGCAGTCATGGGCTTCATGCCGCCATCCTTTCGACGCGGCAATGATCGGCATTGGCGGCAACCAGCGCCTCCGCCATGACGGGCGAGACCGAATTCCCGACGCAACTCACCTGCACCGACTTGGCGAATGGCCGCCAGGTCGGCTCTCCGCCGCTCTCCGGCGAGATCCAGACGCCATCTATGACATAGTGCGGCGGGAAGCCCTGGGCATTGTACAGCTCGCGCGGCGTCAGCATCCGCATGCCGATATCGACGATGACGAAGGTCTCTCCGCCGATCTCGATGGTCACGAACTCGCGCTCGTCCCAGAACCCGTGCGCCCGCAGGAAATCGGCGACCTGCCGCGCCCGAGCCGCCTGCGCCTCGGTGAAGGGCGGTGCGTCGATCCAGGCCTCGACATGGCCGTGGCGGTCCTTGGTGGTGATCGTGCGGCAAGGCTGGTCTTCCTCGCCACCGTCGCCCGTTCCGTAATAAGCCTGAAGGTAAGGCGCAACGAGCATCGACTTGCCGCCACCGTCCGCCATCGTGGTCGCAAGCGGCTTGTCTGCCTCATGGCCGGTGGACGTGCTAAACTGGCGGGAAATGAAAGCGGAAACCACGCCCTGCTGCGCGCCCGTCGCCGTCACTGTCGAGACCGGCTCGTCCGCGCCGCGGCCCGGATTGACGCCGCCGACGCGGCGGCTGTCATTGTTGTGCTGAGCAATGAAGGCGGTAGCGACGCATACGTCAGCCTTGGCTGTCACTGTCGCGGTCGGTTCGTCTCCGCCGCGCGGCCTGCTTTGCCCGGCCCTGCCGCCACAGCCGACCAGCGTTGGAACGATGATCGAATTCTGATCCTTCGCGCTGGCGATGATTGTATGGTGTGGTGCCTCCACGCTACGCACCGATCCTCCCTGCTGCGCCGCCGTCAGGACCGGCGCCACAAGCGTCAAGCCAGCGCCGCCAGCCGTAATCGTATGCGCCGGCTCGTCGGCCTCGTTGAACGGCTTGCCGGAATTGCGCATCGTCATCAGGTGGGGAGCGATGACACCAAGGGGCGCTGCGCCGCCAGGACGCTTGATGTAGCCGTTTGCCGTGACGGTCGACAATGGCTCGCGCGCATCCTGCCCCGTCGCGCCGGTATTGAATCGGATAACGGATGGCGCGATCACCGCGTGGCGGTTCTCGCAGGTCACCGTCGCCAACGGGTCATCGATCTCGCTGGTGCGCTCGCTGCGATTTCCTGAGTGGCTGTAATAGGAAGCAAGATGCGGGGACACGACAGCGTGGCCGATGCCGCCAGCAGTCACGACACCATAGGGATCGTCGATCGAATATTCCCGCCGACCGCCGCTATCGCCATGTGCGATGCTGACGATGAACGGCCGCTCCGCATCGAGCACATAGCGTTTCATCCCGCGCGCCACGCGGGCCATGGTGTTGTCGGCGAGCGGGCGGACGGCCCTCAGGCCATGCTTGGCCATAATCTCGTCGCCGCTATCGAAGATCGACGGGCACGGAAGCGACCAGTCGATGATCTCCGCCGCGGTGCGCCAGGGCAGCTTGCGCCCGGCGATCACATCCGGGTCGGCGGGCGCCCCATGTGTCGGCTTCGGCCAGACGATCTTCTGCCCGTCGAAGCGGATGATGACGAACAGGCGCTTGCGGATGGTCGGTGCGCCGTAGTCGCAGGCCCGCAACTCGCGATGTTCGATCCTGCCGCCAAGGCGCCGGATAGTCTTGCACCACTTGCGGAAGGTCTCGCCCTTGCGCTCCGGGTCCGGCATCAGCCCGCGATCGGTCTGCACGAGCGGGCCGTAATCCTTGAATTCCTCGACATTCTCCATGATGATCACGTCGACCTTGCCGCCGCTCTTCTGGATGCGGTCGACCCATCCGGGTATGATCCAGCAGAGATCGCGGATATTGCGCTCGACGGGCTTGCCGCCCTTGGCCTTGGAAAAATGCTTGCAATCGGGCGAAAACCACGCCAGCCCGATATGCCGTCCCCTGAGATAGTCGAGCGGGTCGACCTTGTAGACGTTTTCCGACAGGTGCAGCGTATCCGGATGGTTAGCGGCATGCAGCGCCAGCGCATCGGCATTGTGGTTGATGGCGATATCGGGCGAGCGGCCAAGCGCCATCTCAATCCCGGTCGATGCCCCGCCGCCGCCGGCGAAACTGTCAATGATCATCGGCGGCAGATGGCCGAATCTCCCGTGAAGGTCTGCCGTGGTGGCGCCGCCGAAAAGCGTCTCCATATACATGTCAATCCGCCCCGTCATTGATGGTGAAAAATTCGAAATTGGCGCCCGTGTAGGCCGCTTGCATACCGACGCGCGAAAGCGCTACGGTCGATGCAATCGACGGAGGGAAGCCACGATGGAATGGTGCAAGCGACATTTCGGCGGATGCGCAGTTCTCATCCTGCCGGCAGCGGTCTTCCTGATCTGGCTGAGCCCATGGGATCATCGCGAGCTTTTCTGCAAAGCTGACGAAGCCTGCGTTCGGGAATGGATCTCCGCCTTGAGCGGCTGGGTCGCCGCCCTTGCCGCATACGTGACGATCCGCACGATGAACGGCCAGCGCGCGGAAGCAAACAGACATCAGCGAGAGAATGTCGAGCTGGAGATCATGGGCCGGCTTGCGCTCACACGGAAGCTGCTGGCCGGGCTTCTGGTCAGCCTGGGCGCATGCACAGAGACGATCGCACGCCTTCGCAGCGAAGCCGTCAATTATCCTAGGGAATTCGCCCGCTTTCCGGACTCCGTGAAAGCAATCGAAGAGGCGATGAAAAGCCCGGTCATCGACGAGTATGCAGAAAGGATCGGCTTTGACTACGCCCTGCTGGCCAAGCCCCTGGTCGGACGGGCCGATCGCCTGATCGAGGAAATCGGGAGATATCGAACCAGCTACAATCTCTATCCGATCATGAGCAAGGAAACCCTTGAAAGGGATGGGCCGGAGATTGCCGCAAAGATCATCCAATGGAACATCGATTGCATTGGCTACCTCAACCTGCTGATCGAGGATGCGAAGGCATTCAATGCGAAGTGGCGCGGCAAGATTACGGAAGCCGCCGACATCACCGATGACATCAATGTTGCTCGCTCGGTCGGCGAGCGATAGTGCATCCAGCATCAACTAGCCTCCCTCTCGCGCGGAAATCTTGAGATCGGTTTCGGCGATGTAGACCGCCGACAGAATGGTGATCGGGATGGAGCCGTCGGCGAGGCGCGTCGCCGTCTGTTCGGCAAGCTTGGCCTGGGCATAGGCGATGGCGGCGTGATGACCGGCAGCGTCGAGGATGCGGCGCAGATTCAAATGCTCGCGATGGAAGACGTAATTCGGCACGGACATCAGCCACGCCCTGCGCTCGGCATGGCTCTGGCACTGTTCCAGCTCTTCCAGGATCGGTAGAAAATCGCTCATCACAGCACCATCGCCCACATGAGCCAGACAGCGGCCGAGGCGACGACAGCGGCGGCGAACAGCGCGCCGTTGCGCAGAGCCGAAATAGCGCCCCGCCCAGGCCCCAAATTGGCGAGCGCCAGCAGGAAGACGAGGGCCGTCAGCAGCAACGGCAGCCACCACCATCCGGTTTCGATGCTCATCACCAACCGCCTTCCATCTCTGATGTTTCACGGGACTCAATCGCTGTAACGGCTTGATTTTTCTGAACCGGAAGGACGAGATAAAGCATCGGGTCGAGACCTGCGACGCGGGAAAGCAGCAGCACGCTCGTCACGCTCAGATCGCGCTGATGGACCGCCCGCGACAGCATCGCGGGATTGAGGCAGGGATGCAGCGCCGACGCGGCGCGATAGGAAATCCCCTCGCGCTCCAGCCAACGCCCGATATCGTCTGCAAAGCGCCCACGGTCGAAATCAGCCTGCATCGACCGCCTCCTGACCGCCGTCATCCGTCAGCAGCAGCCCGAACTCCGCCGGATCGACCCAGAGCGCCGCCCAGATTTTGGCCCGCAGGCGCCCATTGCCAAGCCGGCCCTGCCAGGCATCCCAAAATTCCTGCCGGCTGACATCACAGCGCTGCCGCAGCTCGGCCCGCGCCGCCTTTTCGGCTGAGCGGCCCTGCGACGGAAAGGAGATGCGCACCATCATGTCGACGCGCAGCCGAAGGAAGCGCTTGAGCATGTCGGGCGAGAAATCAGGCGTCATGAACCGCCTCCTTGAGTGGCGGCAGCACGACGCCGGTCCGGACATCGATGCGCAACATGTGCAATGGGCATGTGATGACGCCATAGACGGGTGAGTGATCGGCGAGCGGCACGGCGCGATGCGGGCAGACCCAGCCGCGCCCGTCATGGCGCGCCTGCTTGCTGGTCCATTCATCGAAATGGCATTTCCAGTTCTGGTTGCCGTTGGAGACCACCAGATTCAGAAGATCCCTTGCGAAGGGGTTTCCGACACGCCGGCATTTGCGCAAGCGCCAGACAGGCGCAGGGAGACCGTCCGGATTGATACGCTCGCTGGTCATCAGCGGCGAAGCCGCAACCAGCCGCCAGAATTGATCGTCCAACTCTTCCCGGCTTCCGGCCCAGATGAACCGCGGATCGATATGATAGTGAGACCACTCAAAATTCAGGCAATGCGCATCGCTGTGCTTCGGGCCGATGACCGGCCAATGCCGCTTTACGCCATGCCATTTGCCGGCGACGGTGGGTACGAGATAGAGGCTCCCTACCTCGGCAGGTCCGGTCAGCTGATCGAGACGGGGCGTCATACCGCCCCTCCATCGAGGCCGGCCTCAAAGCCCCATGCCGACCAGCCTGGACGAGGCGCGCGGCAGAACATTTCCAGGCGCGGCATTGCGGGATAGAGCCGTTCGATCGTCTCTGCGTAAAAGTCCGGCTTGGCGGAGTGGCGGCCCTTGGCCTCGCAATAGACGGTCTCCGGCTGCGACCCCATCAGCGGCGTCGCGGGTTCACCTCTGCGGCCGATCAGCAGTAACTCATGCCGATCGCGACCCCAATAGCCGGTTCCGGCAACCTGCTTGTCCCAGATCCAGTGATGAACATATTGGAAGCCCCATGCTTCCATGACCTTCAGGCCGTCCGGCAGCATCGGGTTCGTGGCCCACAGAAAAAGAACGGCGTCCCTCTTCGCCGGCGCCCCGATCTTCTCCCAGAGTGCACAAATGTCGTCCGTCGGCATGGTCGGATAATGATTTTCGGCACTCTTCTCACGGCCTGTCACCTCGGAATGCACGCCGAACTTCCACGGCGGATCGGCATAGATGACCGGGAATTTCTGCGTGACGATCCCGGCCGTCGCCGCGCCCGTCGTAACGACATGCGCCATATGCGCCAGCCGAACATCATGTTTCTTCTTCTGGTCTTCAGCGCGAAACGCCTTGGCCAGCGCGGTGATGCGCTTCTTCTCGGCCCGCAGCACCTCTTCCTGCGCCTCGCGCTCCAGGTGACTGATGGTCTCGCCAACCTTGATCGACAGCGATCCGCTTTCCATTGCCTGGATCAGCGTATCGACACCATGCTCCCGGATACGCTTCGCAGCCTTGACCGCCCTCTCCGAAATCGAGAGCCGACGCCCGGCTTCGCGGGCGTGCACATGTGCGCCCCCGGTCGTCTGGTTCATCCCGTTTTCCCAATCGACGATACGGGCTGCGACCATGGCCCGCTGCGCATCCGTCAGATGGCGGCGTCGCAGGTTTAGCGACAGGACGAAGCCGAGCGGATCATTGCCCTTGTAATCTTCGGTCCAGGCGTCGATACCCAGCCGGTGGCAAGCCTCGTCGCGATTGCGCCCGTCGAGGATCTTGCCGTCGAACAGCCAGACCGCCTGTTCCTGCCCGTGCGTTTCGATATCCCTGGCGAGCTCGTCGATCTCGCTGTCCGGCAGCATCGGGAAGAGCGCGGCGAGCGGATGATGCGGAAGGCGGAAAAGCTCAGCCGACATGGATTTTCCTTTCCGTCGAAAGGTTGATCAGCGCGGCAATCCGCTCCGGCTTGTGGCCGCGCTCGATACGTCTGGCGACCCAGTATGGATCATAGGGGAAATCAGCCAGGCACATTGCCGTGCGGATGATCGCCGGAAGCTCGTCGAACTGACGCATGATGTCCGAGGGCGAGGCGCATAGAGGCGCTGTCATGCCGCCACCTCACGCTTGCGAACCAGCCGGTAGCCGTGCCCCCAAACCGTTTCTATGACGACATCGAATCTTTTGAGTTTCTGGCGCATCTTGCAGACGAAGACATCGACGATCTTGATCTCCGGTTCGAGATCGATGCGGTCGCTGTAGAGCGCCAGCATGATGGATTGCTTCGTCGCCACATCGCGGCTGGCGAGATGGGCATAGACGCGCGCCTCCGAAGACGTCAGGCGATATTCGAGCGGGATGACGATCGTCGGCGGCATCAGCGCATCCTCCAATTGGCGGATGCGCTCTTCGAGCATGGAAATTCTGTCCCGCTGCGCGTCGACGATGTCAGGCACGGACATGCCCTCCCATCATTCCGTTCGGGGCGCGGGGGGGGGGGGGGGGTATTGACGAATTTTTCCCGATCTACGAGCGAATAACCGACAAAGCGCTGCGACCGCACGACAATCCCAAACGGCTTGAGTTTCCGGCGCATCTTGCTGACATGGCTCTCGATGACGTTTTCCGACGGATCGCAATCGAGATCGTGGCGATCACCGTAGAGTGCTGCCCAGAGCATGTCTTTCGTCACCAGGTCGCGACGGCAGAGCGCGCCGAAGACGCGCTGCTCAGCTCGCACCAACCCCCATTCCGGCCGGATCAGGACGTCTGCTCCGCAAAGCAGGCCCTGGAGCTGACGCACCTGTTCGCGCAGCTTCTCGATCTCGTCCTGCTGTATCCGGACCAGGTCATCCACGCGCCTTCCTCCGGTTCATGAAGATGACCGAGGCCGTGGCGCGCCAAAGAGGAACCTTGCGTTCCGTCGCAAAGCGCTTGGCTTCGAGCTCGATCTGTTCCGGCATGGCCTGGATGACGGCGGAAATGCGATCCGCCTCTATCTGCCCCTTGTACTCACTGGTAAAAAGCAGGCATTCGACGGCGCGGATCAGATTGGCGCTGACGGGTGCGGACCCACCCTTGACGCAGATCTCCAGAACCTCACGGGCACCCTTGGCGTGCCGGCGCGAAATCAGCGCCGCAATCGTCGTCACCGCCATGCATTCGCCTGGCTTGAAGCGCGCGAAGGGCGGCGGATTTTTCAGGATCGTCACGCCGGACCGCTCACAGACCTGCGCCATTGTCAGCGCATCCTCGTCGCCGGCCGCGACCAGCGCCACATGCAGCTGCGTCGCCGTCACCTGAATGCGGTCGCGGTTATGGCGGACGAATGCCGAAGCGCGCTCCGCCACCGCCTCGGCGCGAACCACGACAACAGGGATCGTCGGTATATCGCCATGGGTGACCGCGCCGATCGCCGTATGCTGCCCGTCGATGACATGCAGCGAGCCGTCCGACTCGACGACGATTGGTGGCTTGAATGCCAGCCAGCTCCATTCCGAGACGATCTTACGGATAAGACGGATCGACCGATCGGACAGACCACGCTGATAGCCTTCGTCGACCACAAGGGCGCGCGGATCGACGAGACGAACCTCCGGCAGCCAATCGGTCAATGCCGCGCGCGGCAAATCCGGAAAATCGAGGGCTTCGATGGCGCGCAAGGCTCAGCCCTCCCCGACCACGCGCAAGCCGGCCTTCGCGCCGCCCTGCGCCTTAATGACGGCGGCGGCGGCCCGCAGGTTGGAGGTCGCGATCTCCAGCGATGCGGCGATGCGGTCGATCGTCGTGCCCTCGGTCGAGGTGACGATGCCATCGGAAATCGCCGACCCCACGGCATTGGTCAGTTCGCCGGTCTGCCGGTGGATCTCGCTCAGCGCCGTCAGGATGCCCTGACCCGCCTGCCGTTCCTCTTCCGGATCGGTGAGCCGCCGGCCATTGGCCTCGGCGAGCACGTTGGTCACCAGCGCATAGCCGCAGTCCCTTTCGAGAACGACGATGGCGCCGACCGGCATCACGTCCGGATCGGCGCCGTTGTTCCAACGGCCGACCTCGCTCTTCGAAGCACTGACCAGCTCGGCCACGCGGATGATGCCGCCGCATCGCGCGATCAGATCGCGCTGGGCCGCCTTGATGCGATAAAGGAATGCGTCCATGCCCATTCTCCGAATAAAAAAGCCCTTCCCGAGCCGGGAAATCCGGCCGGGTTTTCCCGTGGCGGGAATTGTGCGCAGATGCGAAAAGCTGTGCGTCAGCGAAGGCCGACGCAACGCAACATCACGGAGGCCCGCATGCGCGCGGCAGAGATTTCAGGACCGACAAACTGGTTGCAGGGGCTGGATTCGAACCAGCGATCTTGTGGGTATGAACCACATGGGATGACCAGGCTTCCCTACCCTGCGAAAAGAAAAGCGCGCCGGACATCGAAGGTCCGCCATTCCAGCGTCTTGCTAGATCGCGCCGGCGCGAAGTGGCGCAGCCAGTTGACGAACTGCGCGGGGAAAACAATGCGCGCCGGCCACGGGCAAGGGCCGACGCGACTGATCGGCGACGCCGGATGCGGCGGCAGTCGCCAATGGAAAGGCTCGGGATCATTCAGCAGCCTCCGCGATATGTGCGAGGGAGGCGTCGCGAACACCATCAAGGAGGCCGGGCTTGAATTGCTCGATCCACTCTATACGCTGCAGATGATGATCTTCGGCGGTAACGAGACCGTCGGTCATCGTCTTGATCCGTTCGATTATGGGCGAATCAGGAAGTACCATGCCGATCTCGTAGCGCTGATAGTTCCGCGCATGCGAAATCCCGAGCGCTGCGGCGCAGGCCCGAAGTGTGAGTTTCCGTTGATTTCGCCAATCCCTGAGCTTCATGCCCGCAAGTTGGCACAACAGGCCATTTTTTGTCAATCCAAAGTTTGGCGTTATGCGCCATTCACTTTTTTGGCATTAGCGGCCACATTTCGGCACCATTAGGATTCGATAAACCATGGCCGCCAAAGACACCATTCCTCCGAATAATATCGAAGCCATCCGCCGCGCAAAAAAGTGGTCTATGGAGAAGCTTGGCGAGGAGATCGGCACAGATGCTTCGACCGTCAGCAAGATCGAGAAGAGCAAGATCCGGCCCGCGACGGAGCGCCTGCTGAAAATCGCCGCCGCACTTGAAGTGTCGGTCGACGATCTCTTCGCATCCCACTATGTGCCGCCACCCCCTGCGCCCACATCTCCGCCGTCCGGTGAAGGATCGCAGATACAAGTCATGGGCGCCGCGGCGGGCTCGCTGGCAAGCGGCACCATGCAGATTACGGAAGGCCCTATCGACTGGATCGATCGCCCCAAGGCTTTGGAGAACGCCAGAGGCATTTACGGCCTCTATATCGACGGCACCTCAATGGAGCCGCTGCATCGCCACGGCTCGCTGGTGCTCGTCAGTGAATACAAGCCCGCGCGCATTGGCGACGCCGTCGTAATACAGGAGCAACGAATGGAATCCGAGCCGATGATGGCATCGATCGGCATTCTTTACGCCCGAACAGGCGAGAAGGTAGTCCTGCAGAAGCTCAACCCCGCCGGTAGCTTTGTCGAGATCAACGCCAAATTCGTGAAGACCATCCATAAGGTCCTCGATTATGGCGAGTTGCTAGGGCTCGCCTGAGACCCCCCATCCTGAATAACCGGATCTTCGGGGCGCTTCGCGACCCTTCCCAACGCGCATCAATACGCGCGACAACAATATTTGGCCCATTGTGCCATTTTATGGCTTGACAATATTTGGCCTCATGTGCCAACTTTCACCCATCCGGTGAACTCCTCCTCCCATCTCCGGATATCGCGGAGCGCCGCTGCCCCTTCTCCTCCAGGGCAGCGGCGTCGCGATGGGAGCGGAGATCAGCAGATGTCACTTCTCGTGAATCAGATTGCGCACATTGGTGCCGTTCGGGCCGTAGAGCAGAAGCGCGGCAACGCAGGCCGCATCCTCCGGCTTGCCCTTCCAGGCATCGATCTGGCGAGTAATCTCCGTCATCAGCTCCGCCCGGTCCCTGTCGAAGTCGATGCCGAAATAGGCGGCCGCCAGAACGACCGAGCCCTTCGTGATCTCGACGCGCGAGCAGATGCGCTCCGCAGCGAAGGCCTGCGCGATATTCTTCAGCGCATTCTCACGCTGGCCGGCCGGGGCCGGCGACGCACAGCAGGCGCCGAGCAGCACCGCGACCAGAAGCCTTTTCATCTCGAATCCCTTCACTCAACTCATCCTTGCATCTTGGCACGATCGGCCGCCGAGGCAAGGGCTTCGTCATCGGCCGACAGGAAATCCGCCATGAAATCCAAGACCGCAACTGCGGAAGACAAGCGCGATATCGAACTCGCCGTCAGCAAGACCCTTGAACTCGGCTCGATGAGCGACGAGCAGGTGCTCGCGCTCGGCATTTCGCCGGAAAGCCTCGCCCGCAACCGCAACGCCATCGCCGCCGCCATCCGCGCCAGCGGCATGCATTTCGCCGCGTAACCATCCGCTTTGATCTCCGCCCGACCTGCGGGCGGCTTCCAAAGCAGATGTTCAACGTAAGCACAGGGGAATACCATGACGAAGCGTCTCACCGAGACGACGGCGCAGGTGGATCGCGCCATCGGAGCAACCATTCGCGGCTTTCGCCAGCTTGCCGGCATGAGCCAGGAGCGCCTTGCCGACGGCATCGGCGTCACCTTCCAGCAGGTGCAGAAATACGAAAAGGGCATGAACCGCGTGGCCGCGTCGACCCTTTTGCGCATCTGCACCGTCCTGCACGTCAGCCCGATGGATATCCTCGGGCCGCTCTTTGGCGGGCCGGCCGACGCCATGGACGCAATGACCGGCCTCAAGCAGCGCCTCGTCGACGCGGAAGCCAAACTGGCGAAGATCCGCCGCCTGCTCGGCGACGACGACCCCTTCGCCGATATCGTGCCTTACGGAACATCGGAGGGCATCACCGCCTCCACGATACAGCATCAATAGCGGCCCACTTTCGGGCGCCTGCAGGCTTTCGCAACAGATCAGAGGATTTTGCCATGCAAGACAATGGACAGCATCAGCGCGGCTTCCTGAAGAACCCTCGCCTTCCGCGCAAGGGCGAAACCATCGGCGGCGGCTTCTTCGTCTTCCGCCGCGGCGAGGAGACGGGCCGCATCCGTCCGTCACAATGGCCCTTCGAATACGCCACCCTGCCGGAGGCGATCGCCGAAGCCGAGCGGCTCGCAATTGCCTATCCCGGCTTCGATTTCATCGTCGTGGGCGAGGTCCATACCGCCCGCGCCGAGAAACCGGCTGCATCGAGCGAAGCGGAGGCGGCTTGAGCCATGAACCACTTCACACCCTTCCTGCCTGCCGGCGCACTGCCCGCGCTTCGCGATCTTGGCATGCCTCGCATGCCGGTCCGCACCCAACGCCACCTCGAATTCTGGCTGCTCGCCGTCATCGCAGTCTCGCTCGGCATGTCCATCGCAAGGATGATCTAGCCATGCAGTCGACCATGCTCTGCCTCCCCTTCGTCGGCCTCGCCGGCATCGCCGTCATCTACGTGACGACCGTCTTCTACCAGCAGCGCGACCTGCGCCTGCGGCGGCTGCACAACGCCACGCTCGAATTCGCCCATGGCCTCGGCATCTACGAATGCCGCGCCTTTCTGGAGGTCGCCCAGACCGGCGACCAGGTCGAGCTGGGCCGCCGCTGGCCGGCATGGCCGGAGTTCCGCGACGCTACCCTTCGCGGTGATTATCGCTGGGGAGCCGCATGATGGGCGAGATCGTCACCCTCAATCTGCCGCCCGCAACGCCGCGCCTCGTGCCGGCGACCACGGATATCGCGCGAGATGAAAGCGCTCTCTGGACCATGACGCATCTCGCCGACGCCATGTCGTCGATCGCGACCGCAGGACAGGAGATCGCCGAGGCGCAGAAGATGTTCCTGCAGCAGCGCACGGAGCCATCAACCATCGTCACGGCCGAGACCGTCGAAAGCATCGTGCGCGGCCTGGTCGCCGCCATCGAGGTTCACGGCGCCTCGAACCGCGACCATGCGCTGATCACCGCTGCGCGCGCTTGGCTGACCGAACGGGATGGAGGCGGCGATGTCGACTGACACCACCCAGCTTTTTCGCATCCATTTCGAGGATGGCGCGAAGATCGACGTCGCGGCGAAGGACGCCGCAACCGCCAACAAGGCCGCCCTCGCCAGGCACGACGGCATCATCCGGAAAACCAAGATCGTAAGGGAAAAGTGATGGCCGATATCACCCTCTGGCTCCCCGAGAACGACCTCATTCGCCGCCAGGTGCTGAACAAGCTGACCGAGGAAAGCGGCGAACTGCTGCAGATCGTCGGCCGCTGCCTCGCCCAGGGCATCGACAAGGCCGATCCGAAGAGCGGCAAGCCGAACATCGACGCCCTTGCCGACGAGATCGCCGACATGATGGCCGCCGTTGCCTGGTTGCGCGAGGTCATCACCCTGCCGCCCGGCACCGATGCCCGCACGAACCGCAAGCTCTCCGGCTTCCATGAATGGCAGGGCCTGCTCGAAGCCGCCCAGTAACGCCACTCCTCCAGGACAGAAGGAACAGGACATGACAAGCATACGCATCCATCGCTCCGACCTGACAACGCCCATCCTCGCCACGAGCGCGGCGACCACCGTCGCGATCCGCGCCGGGACCGTAATCGAGATCGACGGACAGCCGCATGCCTTCGGGCAGGAAACACCGATCGCCCTCGACCACATCGCCGTAGGCACGGACTACGGTGTCAGCATCGACGCGAACGGCAAGCCGGTTGCGCAGGCCCTATCGGGCAATCCGCGCGACTCCGGCTTCGTGGCGGGATTTCATGCCGCTCCCGGCGGTTGCGCCCTGGAGCGCAATGGCAGCGATGCTATCCCTGCGATCAACCCCTATTCCCTCTGGGACATGGACTTTCGTCCTGCCTGCCCCGATCCGCGCGGCATGACGCTCGTCGAGGCCAAGGACGGACATCGTTTCTGGGTCGACATCTATCTGCTTGGGGTCGACTACAAGGAGCACGGCACAAGCCGCCACGGCATCGAGATCGCCGATGGCCGTTCGCTCGACCGTCTCGACTTCAAGACGGCCGCCGGCATCTATGCCAGCCATGGCAAGCGGCTGCTGACCTATGACGAATTCCGCACCGCCGCCTTCGGCGTCACGGAACGGTCATCCGCCGACCGCGACCCGAAAACGACTGGCCTCGATGCCGCACGCACCAGCAAGTTCGGCCTCATGCAGGCGACCGGCAATCTCTGGGTCTGGGGCACTGACGGGGATATCGACGACCCCCGCCCGTCCCTCTTCGGCGGCTCGTGGCTCGGCGGCTCGGTCGCCGGTTCCCGCTATGCGGACTTGGGCTACTGGCCGGGGTCCTCGCATGGCAACCTCTCCGCGCGCGGCGGTAGCGACCACATGGCGCCTGCCTAGTCCGCGCGGAAGCGCGGACAATCCCTGATCACAACAAAGGATCAAGACCATGACGGCAGCAGCCGAAGTCAATCGCATTATTCGCATTGAAAGCCAGGACTGGACAAAATCAATCCTGGTCACGCCGGACCGCACGAGCCTCTACATCTCGGCCGGTACGGCTGTCGAGATTGATGGCACCATCCATCGCTTCGACAACGACACGCCGATCGCGCTCGGCAATCTGGACGCTGGCAAGGATTATGCCGTCACCATCGACGCGGCAGGCCAGCTGATCGTCGAAGATGTCAGCCGGAAAAATCCCCTGACCGCCGGATATTTCGCGGGCTTTCATTTCGCACCTGGCGGCCACGCAACAGGCACCGCCGGCGGCGACGCCATTCCGGAGATCAATCCCTATTCACTCTGGAATATCGGCTTCGGTCCCGCATGCCCCGATCCGCGCGGCATGGCGCTGATCGATATGGGCAACGGCCGCCGTTTCTGGGCCGACATCTACCTGCTTGGCATCAATCACCATGAGCATGGCACGAGCCGCTTCGGCGCGACCATCGCGGATGGCGAAGACCTGCCGCTGCGACCGGATGGCAGCACCTACGGAAAGCTCGACTTTACCACGGCCAAAGAAATCTACGCCCATCACGACAAGCACCTACTCAGCGCCGAGGAGTTCTTCACGGCCGCCTACGGCGTCAGGGAGCGATGCTCGCGCGATGGCGAGCCCAGGACAACCGGATCTTTCAATGGCGGTGGCGAACGCTTCATCAGCCGATACGGTCTTTTCGATGCGACCGGCACGATGTGGCAATGGGGCACCGACGGCCATCCGGATGATCCCCGCCCGTCCGTCTTCGGCGGCTCGTGGATCAACGGCTCGAGCGCCGGTTCCCGCTGTGCGTACTTGGCCTACTGGCCGGAGGACTCGGCTGGCAGCATCTCCGCGCGCGGCGGTAGCGACCACATGGCGCCTGCCTAGTCCGCGCGGAAGCGCGGACACTCTCCATCCCAGAACGGTCGCCGATCATGACACGCGATGAACATGTAAACGCCCGCGATCTGGCGATTATTGAAAAATACGAGGCCGTTGTGACCTACCTCTATCCGATCATCCAGAATTGCCCGCGTCGCCACGCGACGCTGCGCGACCGGCTGATCGGACTGATCTTCGATCAGGTTGGCCTTCTCTACGAGGCCGCGAAGTCGAAACAGGCTTCGCGTCTTTATGCGGCGGACGCCAACCTAGCGACGCTGCGTTTCTGGTTGCGCTTTGCGGCCGATCCCAAGCTGAAGCTCATCTCATACCGGCAGCATGCGGTGGCGCTGCGCTACCTCGCTGAAGCCGGCGCGATGCTCGGCCAATGGATCAAGACCGCGAAGGGCAGCGGGAGGTCGGGGCAATGACGTTGCGGCGCCCGTCCATCTTCGGCGGCTCGTGGATCAACGGCTCGAACGCCGGTTCCCGCTATGCGAACTTGGACTACTGGCCGGAGAACTCGAATGACAACATCTCCGCGCGCGGCGGTAGCGACGACCCGATTTCGGCTCGGCGACGGTCACGGCCTCGCCGGTCATCTTCCACGGGTGCAGCCAAGTCGGCGGCATCAGGGTGGTCGGCCCAACCTTCCGGCTTCGGCGAACACATTGCAAGGTCCGGTACAGCGGGGAGTAGCGGCGATTTGGCCGTCGAAACCCGCGACCGGCAATCAAGCACGGACATCATGGGAAAAAAGCACCGCAATCTGATCGGCGCGATCACCGCCGATGCCAATATGCGCGAGGCCTTTCGCCTGACCTCCCTCGGCAAGCGCCTCACCCCCGGCTTCCTTGAGTTCAAGGAATTCTCCATCATCAACCTGCAAGACCTGGCCGCCGCCATGCTCGACGGTTCCTATCAGCCGGGCACACCGCACGAATTCCGCATCTTCGATCCGAAAGAACGGTTGATATCGGCGCTTCCCTTCCGCGATCGCGTCGCCCAGCATGCGCTCTGCGCCGTGATCAGCCCGATCTTCGAGGCGACGCTGCTGCCGAGGGCTTTCGCCTGCCGTCCCGGCAAGGGAACGCACGCCGCCGCCCTGTCGGTCCAGGCCGACATGCGCCGCCTCACCCGCGGCGGCGACGCGCTCTATGCGCTGAAGACCGACTTCTCGCGATACTTCGCCAGCATCGAGCACAATACACTCTGGCGGCTGATCGAGGCGAAGATCTCATGCCGGGGCACGCTGCGCCTGCTGGAAACCATGCTGCCGCGAACGGGCATAGGCCTGCCGATCGGCAATCTCATCTCGCAGATCTTCGCCAATATCTATGCCGGCGTCGTCGATCGCCATCTGCAGCAGGATCTCGGCGAGCGCCATTGGTATCGCTACATGGACGATATCGTCGTCCTCGGAGGATCGATGGGACATCTTCGTCGGGTCCGATCCTCGATCGAGGACCTGTCACGCGATCGGCTAGGCCTGCGCTTTTCCAAATGGAGCATCCAGCCGATCGGCCGTGGCGTCAACTTCGTCGGCTATCGCATCTGGCCCGACCACAAGCTGCTGCGTCGCGACAGCGTCGTGCGCGCCCGGCGCAAGATCGCCGCCTATCGCGCCGCCGGCGAGCACGAACGGCTGGAACGCTTTATCGCTGCATGGACCGGCCACGCCAATTGGGCCGACAGCCGCAATCTCATGAAGAGCCTTGGGATTTGTTGCACCATGGAAAGCGGCCACCAGCTTTGCCGAGGCCACCCATGATCACGCCGGACATCGTCGTCGCCGCCATCAAGATCTTCCTGCCGCTCATCCTGGTCGCCTGGTTTTTCCATTGGGTTTCAAAGGACATCGACCGTGACCGGCCTTAATTCAAAAGCTGAAGGACATGCCAATGGCTGATCATACCAAGATCGAATGGACCGACGCCACATGGCAGATCGTTACCGGCTGCTCGGTCGTTTCGCCCGGCTGCACCAATTGCTACGCCATGCGCCTTGCCGGCACCCGCCTGCGCAACCATCCGAGCCGTGCCGGACTGACGAAGGACACCAAGGCCGGCCCGGTCTGGACCGGCGAAACGCGCTTCAACGCTCAATGGCTCGACCAGCCGCTGCGCTGGAAAACCCCGCGTATGATTTTTGTTGCCGCCCACGGCGATCTCTTCGCCGATGGTGTCACCGACGAGCAGCTCGACCAGATCTTCGCCGTCATGGCGCTCAGCCCGCAGCACATCTTCCAAGTGCTGACGAAACGACCGGAGCGGATGCGGGATTATCTGCTGGAGATGCAGCGAAGCTTCGAATCCGATTATCTGGAATTTTCACGACGCTGGGGAACGGCTGCTGCCGAGGTGACGGAGTCGCCATGTGCCTCCGGCGCAATCGAGGATATCGAATTCCCACTTCCCAATGCCTGGCTTGGCGTGTCCGTCGAGGACCAACGACGATCAGATGAACGTATCCCGTTCCTGCTCGATACTCCGGCCGCCATCCGTTGGATCAGCGCAGAACCCCTTCTCGGCACTATCGACCTGCGGGCCTTCCTGCCTGACACCTGGAAATGCAAACAGCCGGTGCGCGACTGGGCTGATTTTGTCTGGCCCAGCTGGGTGCCAGAGGGCGTCCGAAAGGATATCGAATCCTTCTGGAACCCGGAGTGGGGCCGTGGACCGAACGCGTGGATGCGCGGTGCCATAGAGAACGGACAACCACTATTGGGCACCACCGGCCAATATGAGACTTTTCGATGTGGCGAGCCGTTGATCGAAGGCCGGTTCGTGCCCGCCTGGAACAACATCGGTCGCGTAATCACCGATGCTGGCGAAGTTCATTGCGTCTCCGCCGGGATCTATCAAAGTCGCCCTCCCAGGATCAACTGGGTCGTCGCCGGTGGCGAGAGCGGCTGGAACGCCAGACCGATGCATCCGGATTGGGCGAGATTACTTCGTGATCAGTGCGCCGAAGTCGGCGTGCCCTTCCTGTTCAAGCAATGGGGCAACTGGCAGGTCGCCTGCGAGGCCAACGGCCATATCGACCACGACATGCTGCGCAACGATGCCTTCTGGATCGATGTCGACAGTACGCGCCACAAGCCCAGCGCTCTCGGCCTGAAGAGGCCCTACGCGATGCACCGCGTCTCGAAGGCCGTCGCCGGCCGCACGCTCGATGGCGTCGAGCACAATGGTTTTCCACCCCTTCCTGCACACTTCAAGGAGCATGCCGATGCGTAAGCTTCCCGATGCCTACGTCCTGCAAAAACATATCGAACGCGGCCTCGACGGCCGCGAGATCGCCGCCATCTACGGATGCCATCCGGATTCGGTGCGCGAAGTCCTGCGCAAGGCAGGCCTCGTCATCCGCAAGCCGAAGGCGCCGCCGGTCAATGGCGCGCGCCCAGCCTACAGGCCACGCCAGGAGCGCAACGAAGTCGAGCTGCTGCCTGACCGGATCGTCTTCACCCGCGAAGTCACCGCCGGCACCTATGGCGGCATGATGTTCCAGCGGATCTCCGTGCCGCGCATATCATCCCATATCGCCGCACTGCAGGACGCCGGCCGATGCTGAAGGTCGACAAACCCAGCAACCGCACGACGCTCCGCTGCGACAGCTGCCAGACCACCTTCGCGCGTGACGACGAGCCTTTCGATATTGCGGCCACCATCCAGAGCGCCAAGGCGGTCCGCTGGAGCATCGAACGTCATGCCGGCGCATGGCAGCACTTCTGCCCGGCCTGTGCCAAATCCCGAACAAGAGGAAAGCTGCTGTGAACGACAGGAAACGCAACCTTGGTGCGGATGCGGCCGAGGAAAAGGAAATTCCGGGCAAGCTCGAATTCTTCGAGGGCAAGCTCACGCCCGTCGTCGACGCTTCGCGTAGAGGCTGGTGGCGCTTTCACGAGCACTACGACCGCGACGGCTATTGCGACAATCCAGGACGAGGATATTGAGATGAAAATTACCCGACCCACCACGGCCACACTGTTCATCGCTTGCGCCGGACTGCTGTCCGCCTGCACGGATGCCGATATCGCCTCCCGGAACCTGTCGAAATCCGCCGACATGTTCCAGATCAACCGCCGGATCGTTTTCTACAACGGCATCACCGGCGACTATATCCTGTCGGTCGAAGGGCTTTGCTCAATCGGGAACAACGACAAGGACCGAGAAGTCACGATCACCTGCAAGACAGGGCCGGACGCCTACAAAAAGCATTTCCTCGGCCTGTCCGATAACGTGACCTATTTCGCCGAACAGATCGATAGCGCGGCCGTGAACACCTATCACTACAAGGTGATCTTCAAGCCCTCCGCCATCATTCCCGATGTGGATTTGAAGTAGGAGCCGCCGATGGCTAGGCGCCGGCCACCCAACATTCCCCTTTCCCCTTACGATCCAAGGAGCCGAGCAATGGAAGATTTTGGCAAGATGCAGCGCGAACCCGAACGCCAGCACCAGCGCGACAAGCGCGGCATCTGCTGGTGTGGCGACCCGAATTGCGGACGCGGCCTCCTTGGTGGGCAAACGTCCAATCGCTCAATCACAGGTGACCTCAGAATATTTCCTTCATCGGGCGACATTCTCTCCGGCATCTATGCCGATATTGTACGTCAGTCGTTCGGCGATGCATATCGTCCCTTCTCGGATGATCGAGACGATCGCCGGCAGAGCTTGCCGCGCTCATATACGGAAGCGCGCGAAGCGGTGAAAGACTACCTACTCGAAGTCAACCATGCGACCGCATGGGATGACATCGTCGGCAATGATACGGCCCGCGCCGCGCTGGTCGAGGCGATCGAGGAGCCGAAGCTTCATCCGGAACTCTATGACTATTACGGCATGCGCACACCGAAAGGCGTGCTGCTCTACGGTCCGCCCGGCTGCGGCAAGACCATGTTCGCCAAGGCCGCGGCGGCCGCCGTCGGGCGCGTCTATGGGGCAAAGGCTGAAGTGCTCGTCGTCAACGGGCCACAGATCCAGTCTCCGTATGTCGGCAAGACAGAGGAGACGATCCGCGCGATCTTCAAATTCGCCAGGGAGTATGCCGCCCATCACAAGCATCCGCTGACCGTCTTCTTCGACGAGGCCGAAGTGCTCTTTCCCGATCGCACCGGCCGCGCGCGCCGCGTCATGCCCTGGGAGGAAAGCCAGGTCGCGCAGTTCCTTGCCGAGATGGATGGTCTCAACACCATGGGCGCCTTCGTCATCCTCGCTACCAACCGGCCGGAAGCGATCGACGAAGCCCTGCTGCGCGATGGGCGCTGCGACCGCAAGATCAAGGTCGAGCGGCCGAACCGCGCCGCCGTCGAGCATATATTGCTGAAAGCGCTTGACGGGGCTCCCAGCGGGGACAGCATCAACGATCTCGTCATGGCCGGTGTCGAGAGCTTCTTCAATCCGCATTATGTCATCCGCGATGCCCACATCATCGCCGGCCAGATAACGGCTGATGGACCGCAGGTCGCGCGGGATATCGCCGTAAATTTCTGCCTCGAGCATATCGTCTCCGGCGCCATGGTCGTTGGCATCGTCCAGCGCGCCAAGTCGCTTGCCTTCGCCCGAGACCGGAAGACTGGCGAGCGGTCGGGCCTCAAAACCGCCGACATGCTCGCCGCCGTCAAGCAGGTCTTCGACGAAAACAAGACCCTCGACCACGCCTTCGCCATGCGCGAATGGATCGAAAGCATGCCGCTGAAGGAAATGGTCCGGCACGGGGGGGGGTATGGTGCAATGAGCTATGATGACCTGCCGCAACTAGCCCTGTCGATTCGCCAGCCATGGGTGCATTGCATTCTCCATCTCGGCAAGCCGGTCGAAAATCGCGACTGGTCGACCAAGATCCGTGGCCCGATCTGCCTGCATGCCGCCAAGGGCATGACGCGAGACGAATGGCGCTATTGCCTTGAGACCGCCCGCTACGCCGGCGCGGGCTTCGATGACCTGCGCACCTTCCCAGGCATGAACGACCTCCCGCGCGGCGGTATCGTCGGCACGGCCGAGATCGTCGATGTCGTGACCACGATGGGAAGCCCGTGGTTCTTCGGTCGCTACGGCTTCGTGCTCCGCAATCCCAAGCCCATCGACTTCATCCCCGTCAAGGGCGCCCTCGGCTTCTTCGACTGGCGCAAGAGCCTGACCGCGCGCGAGGCCTGAACATGGCGACGCCGGCTGAAATCCAGAAACTTGAGCGGATCAGGCAGGACATGGCCTATATCGGCCGGGATTGGTCGATAGAAGCCGATGGCGCCGAAATACGCCTCGTCTTCGCAGATCCCGCTGACGGCGAATTCCGGCTTGCTGCGACGCTGGCGCCGGATCTGCCCTATGCAGTGCAAACCTTCCTGGTCGGCGCTGGCGACAATCTCGCCTTCCTGCTGGATATGCTCGACCGCTGCGCCCGCGCCTACCGCGAGATCGCGAGCCGGCAACGGCAGAACAAGCCGAAAGATTACGCGGCCGAGTGCGCCATGAAATGCCAGAACGATCAGGCATTCCGCCGCTTTCTGATCGAATGCCACGATATGCCCGACGCCGCCGACACGGAGCGCGTGAAGGTCAAGGTCCGCTCGCTTCTGGCAATCCATTCCATGGGGGAATTGAACGACGATCCGGCCGCGGCGGCGCGATGGGACAATCTCAGGAAAGATTTCAACCAATGGAAGCGCCTATGATGGATACCGACGACTATGGTCCGGACGATCCGATCCCGCTTGCGAAAGCCGCGAGGCTGCTGTTTCGTGGTGAGCTGACGAAATCGAGCCTGCGCACGGAGCACGGGAAGGGCAATCTGGAAATCATCCAGATCGCCAACAAGGATTTCGTCACCAAGAACGGAATCAAAAGGATGCTTGAAAAATGCCTCAAAAAAAGCGACCAGCCCGCCTCTGGCTCAGACCAGACACCGGCACATGGTTCATCAAGGACGGAGGCAAGCGTATCCCCACGGAATGCTGCGAAACTGAAGTTGAAGCAGCTCAGGGAAAGCTTGCCGACTACATCACCAATCAATACCGGCCGCAGCGCAGTAGTCGCTCCGCTGAAGTCACGGTAGGCGACGTCATCATCGTTTATGCGACGGACATAGCCCCCACGACCGCGCGACCAAAGGAGACGATCTCGGCCCTCGATCGCGTGAACGACTTTTGCGGAGAGTTGACGCTTGTCGAGCTCAGGGGGCAAACCTATCGGGATTACGTAGATGATCGCGGCAACAAAGGGGGGGCCCGGCGCGATCTAGAGGTATTTCGCGCAGCCATAAACCATTACCATGCCGAAGAGACGCTCGACATAGTGCCGAAGGTGACCTTGCCAGACAAGGGGGAACCGCGCCAAAGCTGGCTGAGCCGATGGGAAGTGGCAAAGCTGTTGCTGGTTGCCCTAGGATGGGTTCCAGTCACGTTCGACATTGAGACGCGCGAACCAAATAAATGGATACGGACAGGCTGGCGCTATCCTCACCTGGTCCGCATTATCATGATCGGCCTCTACACCGGCACGCGTCTCAGCGCGATCCTCAATCTACAATGGATACCAAACACGACCGGCGGCCACGTCAATCTCGAACGAGGCGTCATCTATCGCAAGTCTCAGGGCGAGCGCACGATGCACAATAAACGCAAGACACCGGTCAAGATCCCGCCACGCCTTCTACGGTTTCTGCATTACTGGAAAAAGGCAGACACCACGATCGATGAGCAGGGCCGAGAAATCACCCTGCGCTATGCCGTCCACTACGGTGGCGAAAAGATAGTAAAGCCTCACAAGGCTTTCCGATCGATCCGCTCGCTCGCGGGCTTTGGCGAGGACATTACTCCGCATGTTCTGCGCCACACGAGAGCAACCTGGCTGGCTCAAGCCGGTGTCGAGATCGAACAGGCAGCGGCATCATTGGGCATGACGGCAGAAGAGTTTGAGCGCACCTACGCTCATGCACATCCGGACTTTCAGAAGCAGGCCGCGAACGCTTTCTAAGCGGTCCGGAACATCAATCGGTCCGCAAAAGGTCCGATCACTAGAAAATGGTTTTCGCGAAGAAAGTCCTGTTCGGGATCAAGGCCCTAAGAAATAAGGGCTTTCGCTGGTCGGAGTGGAGTGATTCGAACACTCGACCCCCACGTCCCGAACGTGGTGCGCTACCAGACTGCGCTACACTCCGTGACCAGCGGCGCTTCTATAGACCAGCCATTTTTGATGCACAAGCACCAAATTCAAAAAAACCGCTGGTTTTTTGACGAAAAGATTACAGAGGCATTTGCACAGAAAATCGGCAGGAAAAACAGGCACCGGACCGGCCGAAGTGCATAAGACGCAACACATCCGGCAAAATCCCGTTTCTACACGCAGATGGGAATTTTCTTTTGCCGGCTTTGGCGCTAAAGCCCTTAGCGGGACAGGTGGAAATGCCGTGGGACAGCGGCGTTTCCGCAACCGAATGCGAGACAGAAGCTCAAGGACGAAACGATGAATTTCCGCATGATCACCGCGGCGGGACTGTTGCTGGCATTGGCCGGCTGCAGCACCACAACGACCAGCACCCCAATCCTTCCGAAAATCGTGAGCAACCCGGCGCAGGATCGTTGGGAAGGCCAGTCGGCCGGCCGCTTCTTCGCAGCCTACGGCCCGCCGATCGCCGATCGCGACGAAGGCGGCAACCGTATCTACACCTGGCGCGGCGGCTACAAGACGATCACCGTCACCACCAAGGACGGCAAGAAAGGCGGCAAGCGCTATCTGAGCTGCAAGGCCGATATCGTCGCCAACCAGAGCTACGTCATCCGCTCGGTCCGCATCCTCGGCGACCAGCCGGGCCTCACCGGCTCTTCCTATTGCGCCGAGCTTCTGGCGCCGCCGGAAAAGGCGAGCTAAGTCTCCCGCATAATCGGGGACAAGCATTCGACGGGCGGCTCCGAGGGCCGCCCGTCTTTTTGTTAGGCTTGATCAGTCTTCAGACGCCCGCAGATGCGCGCAGTCTTTCGGCGCCGGCGCATCGGCCGGCGGCGCGAAAGCCTTGTCGATGGCATAGAGCTTGGCGAATGGCGTGTCGACGGCGAGCCGCAGGCCGGCAGGAGCGACATCGCCGCTATATTGATCCGGCAGGTCGGCATTGACGACCAGCACGAAATCGAAGCGCTGACGCCAATCGGCGAGATAGGGCGCAAGCGTGCTGAATGCCCGCAGTTCGGCCGGGCAGTCCAGCAGGCCGACGGAGAGAAGATTGCCCTCGGGCACAGCAATCTCCCGCCACGGCGGCAGCACCGTCAGAGGCTGCTTGCCGGCGGCGGTAAAGATCGTCGGCACGAAGGCATGGGCATAGGGAACGGCGAGCGTCGGCAGATGCCGGAATGTGTCCTGGTTCCAGGCATAATGCCGCTGGTCGATGCCGATGGGCATATCCTTGGGCTTATGGGTCATCGGCAGGATGGCCGAGCCCTCTGGAACGGCAGCAAGCACGGTGCGGATATCGGCGACATCCGCCTGCCCGTGCCACCAGTTGACGCCGATCCAGGCCGTCCTGCCCAGCACCGCGCCAGCCAGCACGATCACCAATAGGAGAGCCTGCCTGCGCGGCAGACGTCCCAAGGGGCAGATCATCGCCATCGCCGCCAGCGCCGCCATGATCGGGAAGCGCCAGCTGATCCAGCCAGTGCCGAGCAGATGTAACGGGGAGACGCAGGCCAGAATCAGCAGGCCGATGGCTGCAACCGCAAGGCCGGCATGCAGTTTCAGCCGGCGCGTGCGGATCGCATTGGTACAGACGAGCACCAACGGAATCAGCAGCAGCATGTCCACGACGGCCTTGTAGGTCCAGATCGCCGACATGAGATTTGCCAGTATCAAGCTCGGGCTGTTGTTCCAAACCGCGCCTAGCAGATCGGCTGAATTGCCGGCAGGCAGGATCGGCGCATAGAGGTAGAGGCAGACCGCCGGCAGCGCGCAGGCCAGCATTGCAACGATCAACCGGCCGCAGAGGCGGGCAAAATCGCGGGGGGATTTCAGGGCCGCCATCGTCGGCGAAAATTCGAGGCCGCAGACGAGCGCCATATAGAAGCCGAGCGAGAAGATATGCATGACCGTCAACAGCAGACCGGCCAGCAGGCGCCAGAGAAACAAGGCCGCCCGGTTCGTCGGCTGCAGCGCATGGTCGGCCGTGGCGAAAAACAGCGCCATGCCCAGGCCGATCTGGAAATTGAGAAAGCCGCCGATCAGCGTGGCACACCAGGCGAAATAGAGAATGGCGAGCTGCCAATAATAACCGCCGCCGAACAGGCGGCGATGCAGCGCGATGGCGCCGAGCGGCGGCAGCACGATCGCCAGGAAGAGTAGGCTCCAGGCCAGGAACGGCACGCCGATCACCGGCCCCAGCCAATAGGCGGCGAGATCGATGCCGACATTGGTGAAGGTCCGGTTCCAGTCGAGCGCATAGATCCGGTCGAAGGGCGGCTGCGTTATACCGCCGGCGAGCAGCCACATGCGGGCATAGTGATTCGGATAATCCAGGATCGGCGGAAACTGGAAGACCGCAACGAAGACGGCCACCAGCGCAACGAAGGCGGCGATGACGATGCCCGGCCGCTGGCGGACGGCGCCCCCGTCCCGAACGGGGTCGACTTCGGCCTCCGGCAAATGCGCGGGCTCGGCCATGGGCAGGCTTGCAGAGGGATGCGGCAT